AAAGTCTCAGCCTTCGCAAAACCAAAACCGATCGTGTGGATGCAAGAACGATTGCAACTATGCTATTGTCCGATGTAGACCTCAAGTCCTACACGGATACAGCATACCATAACGAAGAGTTAAAGTCACTAACAAGATACCGATTCGATAAGGTTCGTGAAAGAGCCAAGCTGAAGCAGTCAGTGTCCAGACTGGTCACGATTCTGTTTCCAGAACTGGAGAAGCTCGTTCCCTCTCTCCATATTGCTTCGGTTTATGCGCTCCTCAGTGAATATCCCGGTGCAAAACAGATTTCAGAAATTCATCTCACCAAGCTGACAAACCTTCTTGCGACAGCATCCAAGGGTCGTTATGGCAAAGATAAGGCTATCCAGATTCGAGATGCTGCCAGAACTTCCATTGGTTCCGTTATGCCTGCTAAATTTCTGGAACTGAAGCATACCATTAAACTCATTCGGGAACTCACCTCCGAGATTGATGAAATTGAAGTTTCTATTCAGAAAATCATGGATGAACTGAATCCACCGATTCTTTCTATTCCCGGTGTCGGTATCCAGTCAGCAGCCATGATTCTTGCTGAAATCGGTGATTTTTCCAACTTTGAATCTCCTGACAAAATCCTTGCTTACGCTGGCTGCTCTCCATCTACATACCAGTCCGGAAAACTTACAAACTGTTACGCTCACATGGAGAAGCGTGGTTCTCGTTATTTGCGATATGCCCTCTACAACGCAACCAAGTACGTCTGCCACTGGAATCCCGTCTTTGCTGAATATCTTGCCAAGAAACGTGCTGAAGGAAAGCACTACAATGTTGCCTTATCCCATGCCACGAAGAAACTTGTGCGGCTAATCTATGCCTTGCAGAAATCTGGCAAAGCATATCTTGTAGCTGCCTGATTCTCTCCAGAGCCTGAGCCAAATCCAAGAACAACTTAGCTGGCGCAGCGAACCCTTGACAAACCGAAGCATTCAAATGCTATTCTGTTTCTGCGAGGGTTGGCCGGGCTTGCTTTGCTATTCTCTCCGTCGCCCTCGCTGCATTGATTATGGCATTTGAATGCTGTTTGTCAGGGGCAGCGGTCGGCAGACGGATTTTTTCATTTTGGGGCTTGACTTTTAATAGTTAGTCTCCAATTTATTTTTATCAATATCAAACATAAAACCATCATCTGTTTCCTGATAGTTCACTTCATCAAGTGCCTTATCCCGTCGTCTATTCTCTTCCACTATTTTAGCAACATTGGGATGATGCAGATTATACACAAGCTGCTTTGCTTCATCGCCTCGCAAAACGATATCTTCATTCATCGCATTCATCTCCTAAAATCACTCTTTTATTAAAATTCATAAATAATATTTTTAATCAACTGAGTTACCGTGCAAGGGAAAAAAGAACAATCATACGGCAATTTCAAGTGAAAAATCTTTTGTTCTGCATCAGAGCTAGACTCTGCAAAGACGATATAGTCTTTCTTATACACCTTACAACCGTCATCGTATTGACCTGATACTTTGTACCAATTACCCATAAGCTCCTCCTAAAATATTACTTTTAAGCGTCTTTCTTTATTAGCGGACGTCTATGCGTTGCGTTCTTCAGCCAATCACCACCGCTAGGCATCTCCCTACTCACTCTAAGATTACGACCACTCCCTATCGGACAAGCCCGGCGATAATCATCAGCAGTCTTGCAACCAAGAGATTCTGCTTCATCCAAAGCTTTTCGCACATAAGCCCATGTACTACCACCCAGATCCGAACACTTACCAATCACAGCAAGCACAAGTTCGTCACCCATGCGATCAACATATTTTGCTAAAGCCTTTTGACTAGTAGCACCAAGCTTCCCGATATTCTCTCGGAAAACATCTTCGATAGGTTTCGTCGTTGTCGTCTCACAACAAGACGAAGACGATATCTTATCTTTTTCTTTCTCTTTTTCTTTTTCTAGCTTTGTTTTGCTTGCGTTTGCTTCGTTTTGCTTACGCTTGCTTGATGAGCCACCAGCTTTACCAGAAATTCTCTTACCTTCGATGTATTCGGCATCTTTATCCAAATCTCTCTTCACAGCAGGCCACACATACCGCTCATTTCCGTTGAGTTCAGGCTCCGTTCCAGACGATTTATATTTCATCATCGCCAGTACCAGACGCCCCACCTCGGCAGCACTAAGGGGTTCAAAGTAGCTCTCGTAAGTATCCCAGATCTTAATATAAGTATCAGCCATCATACGCCTCAGTCTTCCAAGCTGTGTGTATTCACACCATAAAAAGTCTTCTTATAATATTCTTTTGCCTTATCATCATCAAAACCAACATACCGTAATGTAATATCCTGACTACTATGATTCAACTGACCCTGAATCCAAGACAATGCCTGGTTATCATCCTTATTAAGACACATCTCACGATAACCAAATGTCTTACGACAAGAATGAGATGCAATCTTATAATTAAGACCTAAATCCTTACCAGCATTACGAAGAATACGAGCAAAAGAATCAACATCAATAGGATCACCGGCCTTTTTGGGTTCTGCAATATGAGGAATACCGGTTTTCCCATCCCCACCATTTGTCCTCAACGACTTTTTCCAACTCCCCTGCCGAGACGGAAACATCCAATCGTCATATTCAAGATTCGCAATCCTGATGTACGTTTCAACGATGTCTCTCGCTTCTGGAGTAAGAATGATTTCACGATATTTAGAAGTCTTTTCTTCGACGATGCAAGTTCCTGCGTCCTCAACCACCTCAATTTTTCCATTATAAAGACAGTAAGACATATCAGAAACTTTCAATTTAAGCAAGTCACTAGCACGCAACCCAGTTGCAATACCGACATTAAATAGACACCAATTGCGATATTGCTTTTTATCCCAGAAGTATTCCGAAATCATTTGAACATCATCCAAGCTTCTAATTGGAGAAATATTACGCTTGCGCTTCTGCTTACTTTTTGTAACACCACGTTTTTTAGCCGGAACAGAAGGCTTCGGATTAAAATAGATCAATTTAGATATCTGTTCTTCTTTTCTTTCAACAACTGCACTCATCACATTCACCTCATTGCCTTTCTCTCTGCACGATTCCTTGCAACAAGCTCTCTATTACTTCTGTACCATTTGAGACTCTTCTCGTTGTTTACAACCTTACGACACTCTTCACAGTAAAGCTTTCCGCATTTTGGTCCATACCATGTAATACCACAACGTTTACACGTTATATTTCCATATTTGAGCATAACTCACACCTCGAATTCATTAATCTTCCAGTGATGACGATAATAACTTTCACCACTACAAACAACAGATGCTTCCGCAGCTTCGCACCACGTCTCATCATCGCTCACAGGCTGTAGGTCATCCTTGCTTTCATTGAACAGGAATACCATTTTATCAATTGCTTTGACTCTATCCTTTGTGACCATAATCACATTATCTTCTGCGTAAAAATCGCTAGAATCAATACATTCGTGCAAAATATAGACCTTCATTTTTATGTACCTCAATTCTTTTCAAATAGATCATTACGAACCTTCGGAGTAAACTGACGAGTGCCAAGTTGCTCAATAGCAGTCTCTAGCTTGCCATCTCCCCATTCTCTGGTTTCTGTATTCATAACGATCTCAAGCAAAAGCTTTGCGTCCTTAGCTTCTCTACGCCTCCGGCGAGCTCTTTTGAGTTCTGCCATAAGCTGATAACCTTGTGCTGCATTCACAGTTTTGAACTCAATAGCGTGCTCAAGATCATCAATCTCATCACTTGCAGCAGTCAAATCACCGTACACTTTTGAATACATCTCTTTCAGATTACACATAGTTTTATCTGTGATAACCAAATTCTTTTTAAGTTCCGCCAGCCATTCAGAATCTTCCATGTGAAATGCGTATGTATTTGGCTTTACAGCCGGAGCCGTTATATTTGGACTCTTGCCTGCGATGGTAGCTTCATCCATAGACTTCGGTGCGTAGCGCCCGTTCTTATACCCGGCGGGAAGTTTGTTGATTTCACAAATCGCCAGTCCCTTGGATTCAAACTGTAATTCCAGATTGATATCACAGGTGGCGCAGATTCGACCTCCCTTCCGTTTCATAATGTAGTTGTGACCATTCGATATTACATACATTTACTTATTCTCCTGTTCCTTCATCAGCTGCTTTACAGTCTTCTTAAACAGCGCGAGGCTCTTTTCATTTTCGATAAACACCTTAGTTTTCGGATGAGGTGCCTTACCGTGTGCCTTTTCGTAAGCCACAAACAAATTATTCATTTTCTTATAGCCAATACGCTCATAAATCAGAGTGTAAGTGTGCTTGTACTGCGGCTTATCACCAAGCTTTTCTGCCAGAGGAAGCATAATAGGGAAAAGAATCTTTGCCGTCTCAGTCTGCTTCTTAGGCTTCTCCTCTACAACCGGCTCAGGTTCAACTTCCTTGGCTTCTACATCAATCACAGGAGCAACACAAACATCCACTTCAGGAGCTGCTTCAACAGCCTTAGCTTCAGGCAGAGCTTTCTGATCAGCGGTCTCTTCCTTCTTCTTATTGATTGCTTCAGTATACGAATCTTCAACCAAGGCACCAAAGATGGACTTATACATCGTACTTGCTTCAACCACATCAATCGTAGGAATATGACCAGTGCGACCGGTTCTTGCACAATACTTTCTGCGCTCTTCCTCAATAACGAAGGTATAGACACGATTCATATATTCGTAAATATCACGGAATACATCCTGAACCTTCATTTCATTGATTGCGGCAATCACATTGATACGTTCATACATCTTCTTACGCCAGTCACTCATCACATCCTTACGAGGAGTGAAGTTTCTAGTAGAACGAATCGCATCATCCATCTGCTTGTCCTTAATCTGATGGACACACTGAGATACGCTGCTAATCACATTCAGCGCTTCATTGCTGGTGGCGCGAGCCTCCTCAATCTGTTCACTGAGATCCTTACGGGTGGAATTAAGTTCATTCTGAAGGTTCTTCATACTATCAAACAGAGCGTGAAGTCTTACATCAATGAATTCTTTGCTCAGTGCAGCATCCATCTTAGGAGTAGCCAAAACAGAATCACCACGCATCAGAGATTCCATAATGTCCCAGCAGAAATCCATGAACGCATCTGCTTTCGGCTGACGTGACAGACGGCAGATTTCCATAACACCACGCAAACTGTAAACAATATATTCACGTTCCTTCGTGATTCCGCCCTCAACTTTCCTCAGTTTGAGGAATGTTGAAAGAGGGTCAAGACGATCCGTATTCTTAACATGGATGTTTTGAATTGCCTTATTAGGATTATTGTACTCTAGCGCTGCACCAATCTGTTCACGAGTCATGTAATACTGGTGCTTGTCATTCTGGTACACATCCACATTCAGTGCGCCAAAGGACTTTGAGGTTATTACGGTCATAGGATTGTTGGTAGTCATTTTGTTTTACTCCTTTATATTTATTAAGAAAAATCTGCGGTCAAATCTTCAAACGGCCAGCTCTTATGATTCGTGTACTCATCACTGAACACATCCATCCAAAGATAACTTTCAATATCACCACAACTTTCGTAATTGATACTGGACAGGTTAATTGTTTCGCCATCATTTCTTTTAAGGTAAATCACAATCTCAGGATATGGCTCTGTAATGCCTTCTGCGATAATCTTTCCGATAGGTGTATCAATTGCAAATTGCTTTTCATTCATTTTATCTTCCCTCCTAGAAGAACTGTTTTATCAAGCCGTTTCTTTTTCCATGTATTTCAAGGCATTGGCAAGATATCTGAATGTCTTACTCTTATGCATTCCATCAAACCACTGAGCAACATACCAGTTGCCAAGACAATCACATCGACACTTCAATTTGCCAAATCTAAACTCCGGTCGTATCGTTGGCATCTTACTTAGACTATTCCACAGTTTTAGAGCCTCTTCTCTATTCATAGGGAATGATATCCAAGGCTCGTGACCATCTGTAAACTCAAGCTTCAAAACCATATCGTCACCTCAAAACTGATACTTCCAGAACAACTTTGCATTGCCAGTGATTGTCTGCAAATATCCAATGTACTCGTTAAAAGAGCATACGCCCTTCATTTTCATCTTGCGTGCTCCTACAGCTCGTGCAGCCACCTTTGGATCATAATCAACAGCATCAATAAATGCACTATCAATCATCTTCTGCTCAAACATCTTAATTTCGTTGATATCCATTTTTAAACCTCCTTAAATACCAAAGCACAGTTTCCAATACGATTCACAAATTCTTCCCCATACAATTCATAGAGGTGGCCGAAATCTGCATTATCAATAACGCCTACAATCTCAGACCCTTGATTGTAAAGTAGTTTTGCCAAGCGAGTAGCTACATAATGTGAATCCTTATTTGTTGCAGCCAAATAAAGATCATCCATTTCCTCTGTAATAACATCGCTTACATCTATATATTCGGTATACTCGCCATTACTATCATAGATTTTCAATCGATCAGGTTCTTCATTATTGTTTGCTTTAAAGAGCCCACAATCATTTTCGATTTCAAGTTTGATTTTCATTTCAATTCTCCTTACTCAAAATCCCACCATGCGTTAATAGACGTATTCGGAACATAAACCTCAAGCATATGATGGCCGTCACGAATCCATTCAGGTTCATAGCCTTCATCTCGCAGTTCTTTCATCAGACTTTCAAAATCATTATTAACAGACTCTACCGCATCTTCCATTGTTTTGTGCTCTACACGGTAAGGCCCATTACACATCGTATCGTCATAAACAACTGTAATCATGGTCACATTCCCTTTTTATTCAATTGTTGCTCGTATTCTTCCAGTTCATCGTAATCTTCTTGCGAGATGTAATCATCAGTCTCTATATTCAAAAGGATATAACACTGCGCCTGCAAAGCAACATACGCATCATCTGCACTCATTCCATTTTCAATAAGAACCTGTGCTGCTTCCATAAGTTTATCGTTCATAGTTCGTTCCATTTTCTAAAACCTCGATTTTATTTAGATTTTTACACTTCCTGCCTTTTCATCCAGAATAGATTGAAACATATAAAGCAATCCTTCAGCCGTACATTTCTGTGCTATCATATTCGCAGATTTTTCACTGTGGTTGCAACAATATTCGCTATAAAAACGCAATGCGTTAATAACCGTCTGTTTCTCAAATTTTGTCATATTCATTCTCCTTTATATTATTCTATTAAAGATTATTAATAAGAGAATCGATTGAGTATTCGATTGCATCTTCAGAATTAACCCTTTGAGTATTAAGAACGTAAATTAGCTCTCCATCGTCTGCCCATCTTATTTCAAGCATAACAACGTAACCAAGCTCATCTTCATCATATGAAATATCAAGTTCATATTCATAAAAACCATCAATGGTGTATGTTTTAATTCTAGTGTCAAAGTTATCAGGTTTTTGACCTACGCCAGCCCACCTAGACGGATTCATCTTAGAAATAAAATCTTTTGCAATCTCTCGTGCCGTCATATCCATTCTCCTTTATATTGTTATCTTATTTTCACTGAGCGTTTCGGTTTCATACGTTGTATAGACAAGCTCTGTCGGCTTGCTGTAACACGTTTTCATCCAGTTAAGCTCTGCATCACGTAGCTCTTTTGTGGGGTAGATTTCATGCCCTCTATATGTATCGCCGTACATAAAGTGTCTGACAGAGTATTCAAGATGATAGAACATTAGATAGCACCTTCTTTGTAACGAATCGGGCAAATCCATGCTTCAAGAGTGTTTTGTTTATTCATAAAGTGAACGCAGCTTAAACTATCCTTGCACTCTGCAAACCAACCCCACTTTTTCGCTTTTGCTAGAATATTTGTATACTTCTCATTTAGTAAAGCCTTATTTTTATTGTCCATCTCGCAAACGATACACGGATAACTATATTCACAACACCCTCTGATTTCTTTGTGTTGAATTCGTCTAAACTCTTTTACATCATGAAATTTTTCCCAATATGAACAACGACTAGGATTTACGTATTCAAAATATTTGTGGAGCATTGTAATATCAGAATCAGACCAACCATCTTTCTCATCAAACTTATAACCATATCCATTGTTAGGAATCTTCAACTCTGGCAAATCTGACAGTGTTTTAGCGATAACATCAAAATCGCATTTTACAAGAACATATCCATTACTTAGGTAGTAAAAATCGTTTTCCTTGTATATCTCATAGCCTCTATCACCAAAGAGGATATACCGCAGTTTCTGAGTATCAAATCCATTTACGATAGCCATAATTTATTCCTCACTTTCTTCACAATCCGTTACTGTAAAATCACACGTCCATTCAATATCTTTTGAATTCATATCGTTTGCAACAATATCCATCGCTTCTTGCTCATTATCGGCTTCAATTTCAACATAGCCAGTACGAGCTACAGTTACCTGATACTTCATAATAAAACTCTCCTTTTACACCTCACTAAAATTCGCATTGAAAAGAATCTCATTACCGTATTCAGCAAGAGTATCCTTGAACCACTTTTCGTTCTTCTGCCACCACTGTTCAGCCTGTTGCGGAGTCAACACAATCCCGTTCCGTTTTGCTGCGTCGATAACATCATCAGTACACCAACACGTTGGTGCAAACCAATATTGATCTACACCATCATCTTTTTCCTGTTCGTCTTCAATGTAGTTAGGGCAATAGTCGGTGTAGAAATCCACATCAAAAAGTGTGATAGTCATATCATTGCCGCTTAATTCACGTTCAACGTCAGCTACTTCTTCTCTGAGATACAGCTCAGACATAATACCGTCTTCATGTTCCTGAATCCATTTCTCTGTAATATTGAACTTTTTCGCCAGTTCATCGACCTCAAACACCCATGTGCCATAATTCGTATTTTCAGTACCATGTTTCACCATATAATCAGCAATCTGATGTTCCATCATATTGTCATCCATGATATCTTCCTCCTAAAATTCAACATTTATCAAAGTTGTAAGTAATAGTAACAACCTTCTCTGCGTCACCGATACGGCACCGATCTTCCTTTAATGCCTTTTCAAGGCCACACCCAGCGCTGTATGTGATACCGTTTTCGAACACGTCAGAACCGATAAATCCGAATGCTTTGTCAATCTCCTTCCATTCTCCGTGTTCTTCTCGATAAAGCGTATAGCCGTAATTCTCACCGGAAAGATAATCGCTATAAGTCTTCACCTCATCACGCATGATTCGTTCTACTTCATTTTTGGTATTATCCGAACCATCCGTAATAGCGGTTACAATCCAACCAACATTGCTATCGTCCCACGAACCTCTGAACCGGGTATCACAATCCATAGACAAGCCAGAATGGTCATGCAGCCAAAGAGGAAGCCATGCAATATGCTTATCAAGAAGAATCTGACAATCACGAATAGACAATTCACCATGGACATAAATAACGATTTCGTTATACTTCAGACCAACATACATTGGATTTACAGAAACTTTTTCATCAAAAAGAGTTCCGATACCACAGATGGCGTATCGTTTTTCGTCACTATAATTTTCATCAACAATGGCACAGGTATCTTCCAACTTCATGTTAAAAAGTGCATCTAAAACTTCTTCATCAGAGCACATCTCGTAAACAAGATTGTTCCAAAACTCTTCCGGTGTGCTTGCATCGACCTTATCACCAAGACGGTAACGAGGATGGAAACAAGCCATCACGGAATCGTGGTCGTCCCACCAACGAGGGTTATTGTCTGCAACGTCGTCGTGCTGAATATGCAAGCAATACAGGTTATCGCCGTAAGTCCATTTTATGATTTCATTATCGTAGCAATACAGTTTTTCCATATCTAAAATCTCCCTTTTATCAATCTTTTTAATGCACAAAAATTGTAATCATACCTTCTTCATCTGCCGTAAAAAACGATACTTCGTATCGACTGGCTTCTGAAATTGAAATCTGGTCTCGCTTACAATAATCCTTAATTTTTTGCTCCCTGTAGTCATCCCAAAGAGCTACGCTTGTACCATCAGTGATCAAAGAAAGAAAAGTAAGTAAATTCATATCCATTCACCTCTTATGCTTATGCGCTTTCCTTTTCTTCAAATATGTATTTACTTTTTCTTCAAATGCGTACCAATCAGACCAAATCTTATTGATCTCGCCATTATTAAATCCATTCTTATAATCGGTAAACTCAACATAATAGTTGCTCGTCCACTCGTTCAAAGCGTGTTCGTAGATGGCTGCAACACCACGCTTTGTTTCAACAACAAAGCTATCGACTAAAACACATTCAACATAAGCACCAGTGTATTGTGCTTTATTCTGGTGCATCCAACGGTCAAGAGCACCCGCATTAAGATAAAACCGCGTCATAACTCATTCTTCCCTTTCAATTCCATCACAGCTTCCGGCAATCTTATCAATCATTTCCATATATTCTCCGAACGTTTTACATTTCACTTCCACTCCAAAACAAGCAGCGTAAACAACCAAAGAATCATTACTTGACACATAATTACATTCGTGCCACCAGTCATAAAGCATGGAGTCAGCACTGCCAGAAATAACTCTGCTGTTACCGTTATCATCCTTAACAATTACAATGCAGTCATCCAAGACATCATTAAAAAGCAACATTTTTATTCTCCTTTACTCCGCAATCACCATAGCAAGAACCGGCTCACCAGAATCTTTCAGCTGAAGTTCAAGAATATCGCCACCGTTAACATCCACAATTTCACACTTGCTTAGATAATCCTGAAGGAAGAACATTTGACATTCCTGCCAGAAGATTTCTTTCGGATTTTCATTCTCACCTACGAACACATTCTTGTGATGGAAAGATTCATTCCAAACCCAACCATCGCCATCAAAACAAGCGTGAACTTCCCTCAGATCCCACATAGTCTTCACTCCTTAAAACTCCATTATTCCTCAGTTCTTCTACAAGTATTTTTTCAATATCCTCTTTTTCGTTTTCCGAAATATTAAGAGAATAAAAAACACGAATTGAATTGTATAACGGCCTACACCTGTACATAACATCAAGATAACACCTATCACTTGTGTTGAACATCAAGGCGCAACCTGTTCCATCTTCTTCGTGGTAATTATTTGTTATTAAATCCCACATGGTTAATCCTCTACAAAAATCCCTTTCTCTTTCAAATAGGCTTTTAAGATATTCTCACACGTTTTCTTTTCTAGCCGAGTGCTCGCTTCTAATAGACAATAAAAGAACTCAATAGAATTTGTATCTTCATATATTTTGAACATAAGTGTTACACACCCAAGCTTATCAATATCGTAAAACACAGCATATCCAATCTTGTTATCATCTGAATATTGGCATTTAGCTAAAACCCACATTTTATCACCTCAAAATCCCCTTAAGCATCTTTACCATACCTTCGTAATCTTTATCATCGGCGCCCAGCATACGAACCGTCATATCAAAATCAACTGTCTGACAATCACTGAAATCGTATTGTTCAATATCGTTGCTACAAGTGTCAGGGTAATGTTCTTCGAGTCTGTTTTTTGTATCGCAGTCACAGAAGGTTCCAGAATAATAATCACTGGCCGACTCACCTGTTTTCATATACACACGGATACCATTTGTGACAATCACTTTAGCGAACCGCTTCATATCTTCTGGCGTAAAGGTCTTATCCATGACATCATACGAATAGACCATGTAACAAGTTTTGTCAGGCTCATAAATATCCTGTTCCTTATCTGCACCAAACGCTCTAGCGTATCCACCAGCCCATCCACCACAAAATACAAGAATTTCTTTTCTTGCTTCGATAGCTGCCATATATTCCTCTTCAGGAATCGCTACAATTCTTCCGTTAGGAAAAATAAAACCTTCAAATTCTCTCATTTTTATTAAACCTCCATATCCATTATTCTTAATGAATCGCTTACTCTTTCATCAAGTGTATCAAGCCACTTTTGATACGAACTCTCCATCAACCGATCAAATTCCGATTCTTCTTTTAATTCATCTTCAAGTATGGTATAGCCCTCTAATACTTCATCGTATCTTTCTCTCATATCAAACACTCCCAACATTCTTAAATCCATAAAGGCTATAACCTTTATATTTGAAATACCGCATCGCTTTGTTAATCTGAGAAGAGCTTGCTGTCGAATGGCTTTTTAGGTATGTATTCTTATATTCGCACAGCTTCTTATACTCGTCACTTTCACGATGGGCTTTCAGTTTCTCACAATGGTCGTGGCAACCAGGATAACGCTCCGGTGCCACGCAATAACGGCAAGGATCAGTCATTGTTATTTTCCTTTCTGCCATATGCGTTAAACATTTCTGTGATACGGTCAATCCATGCGTCATTTTCTGATTCATTGCAATCAAAATCATCCTGAAATCGTTCAGCTAACTCTTCCGAAAACTCAATAATTTCATTGTATGAATAGCCATATTTTTCTTCAATCCAGTCTGCATTAAGTTCGAGCTGATTATAAGCATCATCAATGCGATACTGACGTTCCTTGTAGCGGTATGCCGCCTCAATCTGTTCAGGTGTCATTTCCCAAGACTCCCCATTCCAACTGATCACAACAATCTTATTTTCGCTATTCATATTCCACACCCTCACTTGTTAGATTTGCACTGATATTTGCGTTCAATCATCTCTGCATCAGCGCAAGTCATACCGTAATACCAACGCACATCAACAACGGATTCAACCCAGTTTCCAGTCTTGCGGTTCTTTATGACACGAACCTCTTCAACATCTTTGTGAATCTGTGTGCCGGGCTTCGGGAGATAAGTCAAAACACTTTCTTCAGAATGTTCCAAATCGTAAGAGCCAACAAATGTGCAATCGCGTTTGATCAAATCAAAAATTTTCTTACGGTTCTGCTTAGACAGGTTTCTCATATTGCAAGCTCCTTTTCTTTTGTAAATTTAATCACCAACGCATTCACGTTAGCCGCTTCCATCGTTGACTGCTTTGCATCTTCGTGATTGCCAGCTCTAAGGAATGAAACACTCTGATCCATCAGCTTGCGCCGATAAGAAGAAAGAGCTGCGAGAATAATATTCTTTTCAATGTTGGTCATGTTCTTTTTCCTCCTGCTCACGTTCCTTGTGAAATTTTCGCACTTCTTCCCAAAAATCAAACGGACTAGAATTGTGATAAATAAGCTCCATGTATTCTTTTCTACTGTTAAGATGGTTTATGTTAGTATCCATTTCTATCACCTCAATTTTCATCGCTCAGGTTCTGACAAAAACTTAAATAAAAATCAATGTCGAAATCCTCCACAGTGCCATCAGGAGAAAAATCATAGAGCACATCTGCAACCGCTTCGTGTTTATAAAGAGAATCTACAATCTCGTCACGGAATGCCGTGACCCAGTTTTTTGTTACATTGAATTTTCTGGTGATCTCGTAAATATGAATGATCCAATTACCTTCTGTGGTGCTTCTTGTTCCACTTTCAATCATCCAGTCGGAAATACTGTTAATCATCCAATCGGTAACTTGCTTTACAGTTTCGCTAGTATACATTTTCTATCACCTCAATCAAAACCGAACCACTTCATGTTTAACTTTCTCCAGCATCTCTTTCTCTTGTTCTTCAAGACGCTCAACCTCATATAAAACGCTTTGAATACCATAAATAATCAAATCACGATCTCGTTCACGGTTCGCTTTGTTTTCAAGGTTGCTTTTACAACTTCCTTTGCATAATTCGATTTCTCTAAGAACAAGATTATCGATTGCGTATTTTAGAATCCGTTTATCTTTTTCAGTCATATTTATCACCTCAATCATTGTAAAATATCTGTTTTAGCAGTTTTTGAAATCCAAATCTCTTACAAAATTCACAATAGGGTCTCGGAAAACAACGCTCTTAATACAAAGAGACTCCAAATCATACTGACCTTTACAATTTCCGTAAAAGATAAGTCCATGACCGATTTCATCAAACCATTTTTGAGCCTTATCAATAGAATAAAAGTGCTGCGCACCATCAACGGATTCAGTAAAAAATGTGTACCCACACTCACCAAATTGAACATACTCCCAACGATTAAGAGTGTTTCCTTCGTAGTCGAATAAATGCTTTACGGCAATAACATATACAGTTTTCATATTTTCATCTCCTATAAAAGCATGATTTTAATCCGCATAATAATCTTCTTCCGTTTCGATATCATCTAAGATATTCTCTAAAGAAGACTGTAAACCAAACTCACAAAGGAGTTCCTTCAACTCTCCAATCGTATCAAACTCACCCAGTTTCTTCTTGGAATCATCAGGATCAAGCAAAACAATAGAATCATATCGCTCTGACCTACAAACCTGTACACCACAACCATCATCAACAGTGCGAATGTCATACAAGGTGAAACGCTTCATACAGAACACTCCTTTTAATGTTTAGATATCAAAAGCATCATAAAGATCTTCTGGCTTATCATTCGGCATCCATACTTTTGCATTATCATTAAGGAAGTAACCGCAACCAAAAAATCCAGCAGGAGAATCACAAAGATTCTGTTCACCATCTTTAACACCAGCTTGATAAATAACATAGATAAACTCAGCAAGCTCATGCTTATCCATCCGCTTAATACGATCGTACATTGTTTCCATATTAAACACTCCTTTTTATATTTTTATGTTTTTGCCTTGGTAGCGGTTATGTCTGCCCTAGTACCGCTAATCACCTAGCATCTGCTGCTTATACCACCCAGACTTGACTTCTTATGTAATCCTCAATATCTGCCGGGTATCCATTGCGCTGGATGTACTGACACAGAACACGTTGAACATCTCTGTTATCGCCGTAATCCATTGCGATAGAAATATCTTCTCCGTGCGTACCAACACCTAGATGCTCATATTTTCTGACCTCATTATAGAAATCATGTACACTGTAGTGCCTACCATCCCGGCGATCGAGAATAGAATCAATAATCACTCTTCGTCCTCCTGATTTTCAATATAAACCAAACACTTCATGATGCCTAATATGCTGTTGGAACGTCATTGGTTTATAAACATTCCTTGCATTAGGATTCGGACGATACCAATGAATAATTTTCCCATCATTCAAAAAATAGCAAGTAACAATACTACCATTACATAATGCTTTAATCGGTTTTACACCAGCCGGAAGTTCAGACAATTTCCAGAAATATTTTTCTTCTTCAAACTCATGACTCAAAGAAAATCTTGCGATTCCATTTTCCATTCCAAGATAGCAAGTTCTGAATCCAACTACGTTTTCAAAGAAATGCAGTTGTTCCAATGAATCAAATTCAGCTAAATACCACTGCCAATTTTTATGTATTATAATTTTTGTACGGTGCCTTTCGTTAATACTTTTTGCAATAGTCATATAGTTCCTGTTCCAGTAAAAATCATTCTTCATTTTCAATCACTCCCTCATCAATCATATTTTTATAGAAATCATCATCCAGAATTTGTTCTCCACACCAATTTACAAATAATCTTGCAACGTCCTCACCAGACATTTTAACCAGTGCATCCCACATCTTTTTCTGAACATCAGTCATCGTTTAACCCCTCCAAATAGATCTCTTAGTGTCAAAAATGCCCTCTGACGTACCATCATTACTTTCGGTATAGAGGTAAATCATATCTGCACCGTCAAGTCTTTCAATATGGAAATACTTTGCATTCTTGACAATTTCCTTTTCACGCCAACCAGCTGTATTCAAAAGATTACTTTTGCTAAGGAATGTAAATGTTGCGACAATCTTTTCATCACCTGCGCCATTGATTGTCGTTACTACAGTAGGCACAGCTCCTGCCGGTGTTCTATTCCATTCAGCTTCACAAGAAGCATGAGGACCAAAGAAATCATCATCAAAGAACGGAATTGCTGTAATGTAGTTTGTGTAAAACGTAGACGAAACAACTTCTTCTTTTGTTTCTTCCGGTACAAGAACCATCTCCCCAAAATCATTTTTCTTATAACGAACCTCACTCATAAGAATCAGGCAACTATCACTTGTGTAGTGAAAATTCTCGTAATCATAGTTATTGCATTTCATACTCACATCTCCTTATTCTCTGTTTTTACTTGCCATCTCAATTATCTTGTCGATATTGTTTTCGAGTAAAAATTCCATATCTTGCATATGAATCTCAAGAATTTCTTTCAGTTCTTTCTTTACAGCCTGTTCTGTAATTTTGGGACAGTTGCAATACACTGTCAGAATCAGATCTTCAAACGTAATACCATCAAGAAGATTGTCACTTACAACCATATCATCACCAAGCTTCCAGCTCTGTTCCATTTTATAGCCCTCCTCTAGTATCCTGTATTATATAGCTATATGGTAAAAATAAAAGTCCTATAACGGACTGTCTTTTCTAGCTACATAATACAGGATACTGCTAATTTTGTCAAGCACTAAAATGTAGATTTTATTAACGTCACATTTTAGTGCGTTGATACGTTGTTTATTCGTGACTGTTCTGTGAACATCAATCACTCACTTCATCAGGTCGTGCCCACAGAACATCCTCAATGGTATCGTCATAGATGGTTTCTGTTCCGTTATTGTTCATAATCAGCGTGACCTTCTGACTGTCCGCCGGGGTTTCTTCCATGCTTGCGTAAGAATACAGCCATTCCTCGCCGTTCTCATCAACAACATGGATCGTCTTAATTCCGTTGCGGAATACTTCGATTTCATCCACGCTACCGGCTAGGACATAACGATTCTCCAGGCGAGTTTTCATAGGCTCTGCTGCGTTAGCGGTCATACAGTTTACCAGCATAGAAATGCTAGCAATAACAGTGGCAATGATATGAATGAGTCTCATTTTATGTAGCTCCTTTCTTTTTAGGCAATACCAAACAGCTTCATTCCAGCAACACCCATGTCTGCCGGATACAGGTTCACAACACGATTATCGTAAAACTCTGCAATCAGGTTGCCGCTGCAGATATCCATATAAGCATCATCCATAGACAGACCGGAAAAATCTTCTGCGTTGTAGTCGTCCACACCAGAAAACCCGTATAATGCTTCCTGATAGAATGCCCTCGTCATTCTTGTTTCATTATTATCAGGAGCAACGACAAACAGCTTTTTCAAGCCATTCTGACCAAAGACGGCAACAAAGATACCGCCTGCATTATTCTCGTAAACCTCAACAGTAGCACGCATTCTTGCATTCTCCTTTCTTATCAATGACCCCAACGGCATACGACCACGCCGTTGATCCAGATTGAGACATTTGCCCCCTGCCGATACCACTCGACAGCTTCACGATGAATGTTGGTGATAACACCGGTTTCATCATTCATGAACCATTGACCTTTTTTCATATTGTATTCTCCTTTACACTCTCATGCACTCATCAAGATAAATTCGTTTTCCGAAACACTTGACGTATGCTCTGCCAGACGGTGCATAGATGATCTTCAAATGGTGATAGTGAAAATACTTCTCATCATCACACAACACACCAGACATACCATAGAGATAATCGTCAATGCCGTATTCGATATCGCCATGAATCTGGAAACCACCACATCTGCCGTAGCTGCTATCATAAGCGGTTACAGGATGGCTCTTACAATATTCTCTTGCGGTCATATCAAGCTCTCCTTAAAACATATCTTTTATTTCTTGATGATATCAACATCATCAAAGCCGTGCCAATTGTAATTAACAATGGCCTTTGCTTCCTCGAAATCACGGCCAAGATTGTGAATCTGCCGTGCATCCTCAATATAGCGATTGTGGTTCTCTGCCGTGGTGATATACCACGTTCCAAGAGCTTCATACATGACATACCTTTTCATGCTTTTTATTCTCCTTTACTCAGAGTTCTTGCAAAGACCCAAACCACCCTTTTCACGGGGCAAACGTCTGAGTGCGTCACGGTGCGGACAGTCGATATTCTCACAATACCGACAGTTCGCGTTTTCTTTCTCTTGCTCTGCAAAGAATTTCTTTGCATCTTTTAGAGATTCAAAATAATGACCCTGATCCCATGTGTAAGAATCAGGGTCAAAATGCCACGCCACAATGTATGGTGTGTAATAATTTGCCTTATTGAACAGTGCTGTATAGGCGCTGTCAGTCTCAAGAACAACAATATCTTCTCTGTTCATCTTACATTTCTCCCTTCAGAATCAGCGTGAAAATCAAAACAAGGCTTGCGCCCAAAACGATACCAAGGACAAACATTTCTTTTGCGGTGAAATAATCCATAACAAACACCCTTTCTTTTGCATATAAAAAGAGCCTTGTAAGAATTAACTTACAAGACTCTTCTTGACGGAAATATTCTGTTATCGTTATGCGGCAATATGTACCGCATGGATCGCATCCAACAACATTGCACGGGCATCAATTCCGTACACACCAGACACGGAATCCAGAGATTCCTCCGTCCATTCATTATCCACCATAGCATCGTTCATGGTGCCATAACAGCCGCCCCATCTGCGACTGTCTGAACTGTCAATAGTCCAACCGATTCTGCTGCCAAAATCGCCACAAGACATATCATCCACTGTGACAGTAAGATACTCACCGTTTTCGAGAGCAACAAGGATGCCACCGGATGGCTGAGAGTATCCACCTCCGTTGTTTGCCGTATCGGGGTTTGCGCATGGGTTAGTTTCGTAACCCCAAAAACTAATCATTCTTGCATCCATGATGATTTTTCTCCTTTCTTTAAGGGTTTTCTTCCCTTATTATACCACAGCCCACACTACAATCATAGTTAAGGCTATAATAATATTTTCATACTGGTAGTGGGATCTTTCTGCCCCGTGCCCACTAACTTCACGGCATAAAGATGGATTAGTCTGGCATTGGATTTTCTTTATCGAATTTATACCAAGCCTCGAATGCTTCATCGTATTCGATATTTGCAAAATCCAATCGAGAAATCGGCTTTAAAGAAGTTACCCAAACTTCTGCAACATTGATTTTGTTGTTCAATGCTACATACTCTGAAATAAGCTCATCACAAGGAAAGTCTTCTGCCTTTCGGATTTTATCCTCTACTTCTTCAAGCTTTCTACGAAGCCCATTAAGCACTTTTTCCTTTTGTGCTTTTGCTTCTTTTTTCTTTGATACTTCCTCTGCGCTCTCACCTTCTAACCGAGCTTTTTCACAAGCGGATCGCGCTGCTGCCAACCGCTCATCAAAAGGCTTTTTTGCCATTTTCCAAGCAGAAAAGGCGGCTTCTCGTTTTTCGTAATCTCTCATAATATAAATCTCCTCTTTTATCGTGTTGTTTTCGTGTTTCCATTTTGCATATTCTGCATATTATTTGCATAATTATGCAAAACAAGGCATAAAGAAAACGCCTTGCGATAAATTCACAAGACGTTGTTGCCGGAGTTATTGTGGTTAGCCAACAATCTGAGGTTTTCCATTCTCATCAATGATGAGATTTCCATAAGTGTACGCTTCCGCACAGGCTTTCAAAATCGCATTTTTGTTTGTTCCGTTCAGCTCTGCCTTAGCGGTAAAAGCATCAAAGAAATCAGCATCAACTTTCAGGCCAATCAGTTTTGCCTTATCTTTGCTTTGCTGATACTCTTTTTTATAATCACGATTTGCCATAATTGCACCGCCTTTTCTTGATGGTACAATTATATCATTCTGACGAATTGCTGTCAAACCCAAAGTTATCACCTTGCTTTCTTGCCAGATTTCACAGGAAACACGTCATTCAAAGGACGCATATCTCTGTTATCGAAATCACGGGCACAGCATCCAGTGCCGTCCATATAATACGACATTCTTTCATCCATGCGGAAGCTATGATTATTCATCAAGACTTCTCTGCCGTAGATCCAGCCGGAAACTGTGATGTATTCACTAGAGCCAAATACAACACGCTGAGAACGCTTTTTCTGAACTGGTTTACCCACTTCATTATAGCGGTCATCAAGACGTTTCTTGCTCTTATGGTAACGCAAAGAACCTTCTGCATTAGCTTGTGACGCTCTGAGAAAAGCCGTTTCACTCTGCTTTTGTTTGACCTTTTCCATTGCAAGACGCTTTTCTTTCTTGCTCTGCTGATAGGCATTCCAGTCATAAAGGGAAATACTTCTTGCCTTGTATGCTTCTTTGAGGAAGTCAACAATCTTGCAAGGATGGATAGAAGTCCATCCCATAGATGTTTTGACGTACATAGGCATAAAGCCTGTTTCCATTGCGATAAACGGACGACTGACAAACACAACGCCGTCAAATGTGCCGTAAAGATCAAGCTCTTTGACTTCTGTTCCGTTGTAGATGATAGAGTGTCCAGAAGTGTTCTGACGCACTTCTCCCATCGTATTTTGATAGGATTTCAAGATATTTCACCTCTTTTATGGTATCTTGTGACGGCGTTTTGCCGTTGGTAGAGGTTACTTCTTCCCCTGTACCTCTAGTCGTCAGGCGTATTATGTATTGCATTCTGGTATGTTTAGACTAACTTCTTGGGTTTGACTTTAAGAGTTCTTTTCATCCTCTGCTTTTGCCTGTTCAAAGGTTTTCTGAGCATCAGCCAACTTGATGGTCCAGGTGTTGATAGTGTTTTTGATGGTGTCAAGGACGCTCTTTTTTGCATCAAATTCTTTCTGAGCCTTTTCAAGATTGTTTTCGTGGGTTTTCTTAGTAGACGCTTTGATGGTGTTGTCGCTCTTGTCCTTGACAATCTGCTCTTTTGCCTTATCCAGTTCAGACAGTGCCTTATCATACTCTGCCTGTGCTTTATCAAGCTGTGCCGTTGCCTTGTTGATACGGGAATTGCAACGCTTGCAAGCAAGGTTATAGTCCCGTTCATAGTCTTTCAGGAAAACGCTGTGTGCTGCTACGCTCAAAAGCATAGGTTCAAGAGCCTTGACAAAACGATTGATCGGAAGATTTGCCGGGGAAACGTCACCATCCATAGTGGTGGTAAGGTAAGTCTTTGCCATTGCAAGGACTTCTGTGCCAAAAGAGGGATACTCTTGCATAGAGAACGTGTCGCCAAAAACGATAGTTGCAAGATCAGACAGGCAAGAATGGAAGTCGGTAGTGTAAACTTTGATAATGCTTTCATCCTCTTTGTTGGTAGTGCTTGCGTTGACGTGGCAAGCGGAATTGTAAACGTATTTGATTGCGTTGCCGTATGCCGTGTATTCTTTTTCGTCCATCAACAGATAAGACGGCACTTTATCGGCCTTGGGGTATGCCTTGAGCGTATTAACACCGCCCTTGTTGGTAAAGCTAACAAGAGCCTTGCCGTTACTTGCATAGCCCCTTGCGGTAGAAGTCTTGTTGTTAGAGCTACGGATGGACAGACAGACGTTAGACAGGTTAGACATAGTATTATCTCCTTTGTTGTGCTATACTTATTGTGTATTGACATGACGGCTTTTGCCGGATAGACTTACTTGAGAATGTCCTCAACAAGAGCTGTTGCAAGAAGTGAACAACCGCCGTAGACGGTTAAAACAACCGCATATCCCATGTATGCTAATCCGCAAAAGCTAACCAGCATACCAGCGGTAATAAGGATGAAACCGATAGTAAAAAGAGCTACAAAAAGAACGGCTTTGAGCTTTTCTTTGAACACTTGAATCCACCTCTTTTCTGTTTATGTTCTGGTACAGTACGCTTTTGATACAAGGTGCATACTGTTGACCATCCTTGCTGATCCTCTTAGGTATAGTTTACCTAGGGACCAGTGAAAGACTTGCGTCTAAAACATCTTGTTTGCCAATATGCGCTTTTCTTGCTTTTGGTTATGCGTTTCCGCCCCTACCGCAAAGATAGTGTTATCAAAATTCAAGGTACGATTTTTTGTGACTTGTCGCACCAAACCGACAAAACAAGTAAATGTTTGCCGATACGGTAAACTTCTAATCTCGACTTTTGTTGCATGATTTTTCTTGTAATTAAACAAGAGTTAAACCAAACAGGCTAAAATCAGAAGTCTTGACTTGTCAATGTGCTATTGGGTTTTGGGTTTTGCTTTTGGGCTTTCGCCCTTGAGCTTGACTGTATTGTATCACGGTTTAACCGTTTTGTCAAGCCCTATTTTGTTTTTGCTTTTGGACGTTGTACCAACAACTTTCGCAAGCTGGAATGAATAGTATTCCAGAACCGTCTACCATGCTAGGCTGTTGGGCTGTTGCCCTTGAGCGTGGTTTTATTATAGTCGGTTAAACCGTAAATGTCAAGCGGTTAAACCGAAAAAGTTGCACACGCAACAAATGGATTTTTGTGTACCTATTAGAGTCCCGGATGGGTGCGTGCGCGTGCGCGATATGGAATAATAATATTATTACAATATAGGCGGAATGGAGTAAGTGTAAAGTATTTTTACTTTACTTTATGTTGCCTGTGCAACATTTGATATCGTTTTGATATCGAACAATTCATAGCAAGTTGCTAGGAATTAAATCAGATATCATATCAAAGTGCTAGGAATTGCAACTTGTTGATATCATAGTAAAATACTAGGGATTGAATCTACACCAAAAAATTCCTAGTAAAGTGCTAGGAATGAGTGTCGGAAAATGAGCATTTCCGGCACTGGATGGAATGGGGCATACTTTCCATTTTTTGGACGTTCCCGGCAGCAGACCGAGATCCCAGTACATCTTTCTTATTCATAATCATCAATTATTAATTTGTTATACCATATATTCATATACATTTTGCACAATAATCCTCGCAAAAATACAACCTCTTTTACCAATCTCTCCTATCCTCAAACCCTCCTAATCTCCATCTTATTCCAATCCCAGCACTCCATCACACTCTCTACCTACTCCCCTTCCCAAGTATACTTTTCCCTGCCAAAACTATCCCAAAATACACCCCTATACCCTCTCTTACATATACCCACAAATCACTCATTTTTCTACCCAAAATACCTAAAAATGGCTTAAAATCGCTATTTTTCAATCGGTAGCTCATTCGGTAACTAGCTAGAATTTAATGTATTTTCGTTATATTTTGGCTAGTTTTTCTTTTTATTTGTACCTTTTTACCACTTATTTTGTTCCTTTTCGACCCAATAAAAGCCGAAAAAGCTAGGATTCATGCGGGTTTTCCCGATGTGTACCCGAAATGTACCTAAAATGACCATTCTTCGGAGCATAAAGTACCTATTTATATCAATCTATACTCCCATATCACCATAAATAGACTGATCTGGTATCTGAGCAGCACTCTCAGAGACTCCAAAGACCTATAAGAAGCATGATTGTGGTTTCTGGCAGCTTACACAGAACATATAAAGCATACAAAGCATCTGGATGTCCTTCATAGAGAACAATACCTCCCAGAAACATACCTTATTATAATAGGCGCTAGAAATATTCGTATCCTGTATTATGTAGCTATTGAATTTTTGGCAATCTCATGGTATAATGAGTGTAGATAGCTATACAATACAGGATACTGTAAAGGAGTTAGTGATTGAATGACTGTGGTGGATATTTATAGCAGTCTTCCAGACAGGGCGTGGAGAGGGATCTCGCGTCTGAGGACGCTCGTAGGTTTACTCAAATTGAAGCTATGCCGCTTGCGCGCCATAGCTTCAAGTCGAGTAAACCATTAAGAGATATTTTGTGATAGTTGTACTTGGACTGACGACTATGTATCTTCATACATATATATAATACAGACTCGTCAATCCAACTAAATTGAGTAGGAGGTTACATGGACAAGAAAAAATACGAGGTTACATCGGAGATAGCAGGCAAATTGAATGATGGTCAGATTTTTTCTAATTTTTTAGAACTATCTACATATCTTAATGTGTTTGGCAAAAATGGAAAGCCACTAGATGGAACTAGCAAAAAACACTTCCTTGAAGAGTTAAATCGATTCGTTGAGTTTAAAAAGGAAGGAAAGCGCTTTATTATTGTAAAGATTCGTCTAGACAATGAGGTACTTCCTCCTCTACCGACAAGAAATAAAGGAAAGTTCTCCTTGCGTTTGCAGAACCAGATTGCTTATCACCTACTTAGAGAATGTGACGGCAGTAGTTGGATGGAATTCTTTTGGACGCCAGCCGCAATATTACGAGCGTGTGGAATGACAAATAAGAATTTTTATCAATATTCAGAAGACCTACATTGTGAGGATACCTTTTGGGCTGAGATAGTTGGTACACCATTAGAAAGTATTGCTCGTGAGCAAATGGATGAGTTTAGAGAGAATTTAGCAGCGGATGCTGAGACGTTTCAGCAATGTACTAAATCTACAATGGTTGGGTACATTGAGTCTGCGCTTAAATCTATGGCGAAAAACAAGGAAATATTTTTCGAAGACTGCCCTGCTGTGTTTATAAACCATGACCCAGAAGAGTACCATATTCCGTCTGAAGACCAAAAAGCTATTTATATGAAGATGTATACGAATGTGCTTCATGAATTCTATACGTCATCTGGTCGAGTGTGTCAGAGTGAACAAGACGTATTTCTGACCGGACGGCTTCATGAGTTCTATGAAGAGTTAGACAATAGATTCAAGGAAATTTTTACATACGACCTAGCACGACCGATGTACCATATTACGATTGAGCCGAACTCGTTGAAGCGATCTGCGGCACGGACGGAATATAAATTGCAACAGCAAAGCTTTTACGAAATGAATGATGCGATGTGTGAGAATATTCCAACGCTTTCTACCGTCAGAAGAGGTAGAGCGGTGTTGGAAGAAAATCCAGAATATTATAATGATGCTTCTCAACCACCGTTTCGCTTTGTGCATAGACAGTTAAGTGATGAGGTTCTTCAGCTCTTTATAGATGGAATGATTCGTGTTCCTGCGAATTCTGGAATTCCTCGTGCTGGATTTAAATGGTATGGGTCTTATAAGAGATAAGGAGACTTTATGAATAAAATTTATAATATAACACAAGATATGACTGATAAATTATATGAAGGCCAGGTTTTTAAAAATTTCCGTGCATTGTCTGAATATTTAAATATTTTGGATAGGAATGGATGTGCGGTATGCGGTAGTAGCAAAAGACAGATCATGGCCGAATTAAACAGATATGTTGTACTAGAAAAAGAAAAAGGAAGCTTCTGCTACACTGTAAAAAAGATTCGTCCAAAGACTGAAATTTTATCTCCTAGACCAAAGGGCGGGAATAACAAATACGGTTCAAACATCAAAGAAATCATTCGGTATCAATTATCTAAAATTTCACCGGAAGTTGAAAATGGTAATATTGATGTATTTTGGACATTGGATAATATAGCAAAAGCTTGCGGAATGATAAATGAAGATTTCGACAAGCCTTACACTAAAGTCTATGGTGATGAAGCAAAAGTCACGGATATTATTAACTTCAAAAGAAAGGTACGCAGTTCACTTAAAGAATACATTTATTATGCATTGGAAGAAATGAAGAAAAACAAAGAGTTCATCTCTTGTGATTATACTCCTGTTTTTATTAGTAAAGAGTTAGGCTGTGATAAGCTTCATATTCCTACAGAAGTAGAGCTACGAGACTATAATAATTTGTTCAGCAAGGTTATCCATAGTTTTAAAAAATCTTCAGGGGAAGAATGTGAGAACGAGCAAGACATTTTCTTGAGTGGGAAATCATCGTATTTTTATAACGAATTACAAAATAAATTTACAGATATATTTCCGTATGATTCAGTTTATTCTATGTATCATATTATAATTGATACAACTTCTATTAAACGTATGCGGAATAATACAAATGAGGAAACCTGTTTAGAGTGTGTTCACCGTTTAAATGACGCCATTTGCGAGAACATTCCGAAACTAGCAAATATAAAGCGCGGAAGAAAAGTACGAGAAAAATACATCGTATACACTCAAAATGGTGCGGAGACGTGTAGTGATTATGTTGAGAAATCTTTAAGTAAAACTGTTATTGAAAAATTAGTGTATGCATTGATTTACATTCCAAATGAACAAAAAATTCCATGTGAAAATTATATTTATAATGAGGTAGCCGCAAATGAATTTTGATAACCCTTATTGGATTGATTTAAAGGTAACTTATGAGTTCTACCAAGCATCTGGACACTTGCCGGAGTTTCACAAGAAATATGTCTGCACAAAATGCCAGTATGAGATCCCGTGCTTCACCACTTGTGATGAGGTGCGATGCAAGTGTCGAGAGTTCAAGCCAAAGACTGTGCAGAAGGCTGACAAGTACCTACATATCAATGATTTCATGAACGATGTGGCTGCATTTGAGGCCGCTAGAAATATTTAAGGAGGACTAAGAGATGCGTGTACAGATTGGTAAATACATTATTAAAAACTGCGATGAGAGAAATCTCGTTATCGTTGAGCAGCGGCCAGCTGGCAAGAATCCAAAGACTGGTGAGATGGGCACTGGCGTAAAGGAGGTTACGGTTGGCTATTACCCGAACCTTGAATGGGCTTTACATAAGATTAAGGATTTGAATATTTCCGAGAGTGATGCTGATACAGTGGACGTTTTACTGACGCAGCTTGAATGGATTGATGAGACGATTCGTTTGGTAGCTAAGGAGGTTAAGTGATGGATAAGTTTGTAAATGCAACACGATTGATTGGCGTCCTCGATAGTGCCCTCGCTCGTCCTAGGGTCAGAGGTAATGCAAAGTCTATTGGTGGTATATGGTGCGATATGGCAATGCAATACACAAAGAGCATTCTTGAAAAAGAAATGTCTGCTGGCGGTGAGTTCCGTCGAGTGGTTCATGCTCATTGGATTGAACATGAGGCGGATTTTGGAGAATCACTGTATTGTGAGTGTTCCAGTTGTCATAATTCTACTGGAATTGACCGTACACTGTTCTGCGGTGCCTGTGGTGCTATTATGGACGAGCAGACGATTACGGTTAAAGACTATTGAGGGTGATGAATGATGCGAACTTACGAGGATGTTGACGCAGAGATTAAGCAGCTTGTGTGTGACATGAATAGTTCCAGCCTAACACGCAGCGAGTACGAAACTGCTGATGATATGCTGGATGAGCTCTATCAGGAGCGTGAACGACTTTGGCTCAAGGCTATGGAAGATAGCGAGAGTTGCTCTCTGTAAAAGCCTAATTTTATATTTTTCTTTATAGCTATACAATACAGGATACGTTTTAGAAGAATACGGAGGTGACTGCCGAATGGCAAAACAGCAAACTTGCCAGAAGTTTGTTTTTAAGATCCATACGAAGCGTCTGGTTGAAGCAAAATGGGATTTAACCCTACCATTAGATGAAGCCAGACGAAACCACGAGATCATCTCGCTGGCTGATAGCACTGTTCTACGATGGATTGATGAGTTGAACGGTACTACAGATGCAGAGGCTAAGGCACGGAGTATTAAGCGTAGAATTAAGATGCTACGGAATGAACCCTCTTGCTTAGAGAACCGCCGGGAGATTCGGAGATTATACACTGATCTGGACGCAGTTCAGTTCAAACCGGATTATATGTGTCTAGTGGTTGATAAGAAGAATGATTACCGCCGGGCATGTTCTCCAAAGGGATTTAAAATCAATGGAATCACGTATCGCCGTCTGGTTGGGACTACCGGTGGTGTTAAGAATAGCACGATTGTATTTGTGAGCGACCGTCTTGTTGACAAGATCCGCAAGCGAATTGACAATGGCCGTAACAGGGGTATGGAATTTGTGCCTGCAAAGTTAGAGGCTTATAGAGCCCTTGCTTGCTCTGCTTCTATTCCGGTCACTGACCCTGATGGCGTACTTGTTGTTGATGATTGCTATACGCACTTTAAGGATCATGTTGTTGTTCTGGACGATGGAGTATCTGGAGAACCTACGATAGTCGAAGACAAAGAACATGATTGTGAGTTGTGTGCAAATGACGGCTTTGGGCTTATTAGCTACGACCTTGCACAACAGTGGAGTGAGGATCTGAAACTTCCATCCACTGCGTCTGGCTTCTGTGTGCGAAATGCGTTCTGCAAAGGTATGTTATTCCCCTTCCCTTTTCGTGAGTTCGCTAAAAAGGTAGCGAAACAGAATATGCTAAAAGACGCATGGGGAGATTATCGTGATATAAATAGGATTCAAGTAGTTCTTAGTACCTCTATGTTGAAGCTGTGGGATAGTTACCATAGTTGTGAGGACTATCTTGAAAACTGTAGAGAGAACCACTATCACTTCTCTGTAACCAAGACTTGTGAGTTGGAGCTTGATGAGGAGCGCAATCTGAATTATCAGTTTATCCAAAGCTATCAGCTTACGAATGATGAGATTCGTGAGCTTGTAAAGCCGACTTTGGACGAAATCAAGGGCGTCATGGGCGGTGATTGGCGTGATGCGTTGCTGTATTTGCGTGGTAGTGGAATGCGTGATGACCCGAATTACATAAACAGTCTGAAAAACGACTATATTAAGGCTCTTATGATTGAGCCAGAAATGATTAACGACCCTTATGTGCAGAATCGGATTCGATACTTTATTAAAAAGCGAATCTCTCAGGCAAAAACGGGTGTTGTAAAGGTACGAGGGAATTTTCAAGTTGCGAGTGGCGATCCATATGCGCTTTGCCAGTCTATGTTTCGGATGGAGGTAACCGGACTATTGAAGGCTGGTGAGGTTTACAGTCGTTTTTGGAATGATAGAGACGTCAAGAGGGTTGCTTGTTTTAGAGCTCCTATGAGTCAGATGGCAAATATTCGGTGCATGAATTTGAATGTATCTGATGATTGCCAATACTGGTATCGCTATATGAAGTCCGTGTTTATCACCAATGCGTGGGATAATATGTGTGCAGCACTTAACGGTGAAGATTTCGATGCCGACCTTACATTTTCTACCGACAATAGAGTTCTCATTGATAAATGGGTAAATGAGCCGGTCGTTCTTTGTGTCCAGCGCAAATGCGAGAAAAAAGTTCCGACCGAAAAGGATTTTATTGAATCTAATATCAGCGGATTTGGAGATAATATTGGACGTACAACAAACCGAATTACAACGATGTTTGATGTGCGAAGTAAATTTGAGCAAGGTAGTAAAGAGTACGATGAACTTACGTATCGCATTATCTGCGGACAGCTTTATCAACAAAACGCGATCGACAAAATAAAAGGCGTAGCTACGACAGATATGCCGCAATACTGGTATGACAATAAAGCTTGCGCCGTTAAAGACGATGATAATCCTGATACTATCGAGGATAAGAAGTTCTGGAGTAGTATTTGCGCATGGCGTAAGCCATACTTTATGAGCTACATCTACCCTGCTCAGATGCGTGATTACAAGCAGTATGTGGCCGCAGCTCGCAAGCGTATCAAGTGGGATGGATTTGCCGGTCTAGATGAGATTATGCAAAAGACCGTCAAGGACGATGTGGATGAAATGGTTATCCAGTATTACCTCTATCGGATGCCGGTCGGAATCAACTCTTGTACCATGAACCGCCTATGCTGGACTGTTGAGGATGAGCTGGAAGATTTTGAAGAAGAACTCAAGATAAAGCGCAAGTTTGATTACGACTTGCTCAAGTCTGGTGTTGAGTATACCAACTCTCAGTATTATGGCATCCGCTCTATCTTTAAGGACTACTTGAGGTTTGCTCGTGGTAACGCAATCCATTCTGGCAACGGAAACAATAATAAAGAAACCGGCGCAGATCGCAAGGAGCGCATTGCGCTGTATCAGGAAAGTATGTTCCGCAATCTTCATGACAAGTGTTCTAATGACGATGTGCTTTGCGACATTCTGCTTGATCTTTGTAAAAAGAATGCATCCAGTATTGCAATCGTCTGGGAGTTGTTTCATGATACTTTGATTAAACGCTTATTGGAACGCCATAATGGTATGGTGCATTCTCTTGTGCAGGATGAGAATGGCGATATTGAATATGACGGCAAGCGTTTCAAGGATGTGTTGGTTGACATGAATAGCAAGGAGGATGCGGATGATTGTATTGAATGAAGTTCTTTACGCTGAAGAGTGGCTAGAGAAGGATGTGCCTTGGAAGAAAGCGGGGCATGTTTTGCATTATGTAGCGAAGTATTATTTCTATAAGGGATACTCAAAGGATGACGTAAGAGAAAAGCTTAACGAGTATATGCTGCGTCATTTTGAAGGGTACAACAAGGTTCTAGATAGAGAGCTGATTGATAAAGCAATTGCTTCTGCAAAGGGTCGTCCTATGGTGGAACTTGATGGTGTGTGCATTACGAAGGCTGAGGTAGAGAAGATTCAAGCACTTGAAGGCAAGCAGATGCAACGCCTGATGTTTACGATGCTGTGTCTGGCAAAATACCATATTGCTGTTAATGAAAAATGCAACTACTGGATCACGGAAGATACGGCTGATATTTTCAGGATGGCAAACGTATCTGTAAACGAGAAAAAACAGAACGAGATGATCTGTGAGTTACATAATCTTGGCTTTATTGGGTTTGCTAGCTTGAAAAAGATTGACAACTTGAATATCCATGTTTTGATTGCAGAGCCTGACTCTCCTCATGAGATTTTCGTGGACGATTTTGAGAATGCTGGTATTTTATGGAGCCAGTATTGTGGGAAAGAATATATCAGGTGTGATTGTTGCGGAAAGATGGTTGCTCGCACCGGACGCAGACAAAAATACTGTCGTAAGTGCGCCAAAAACGTAAATATTGAGAAAACCGCACAAAATAGAAAAATGTTTGATTTATGAAATGCGGAAAAGCGTGATATTTTAACGTAGATACGTTATAATTTTACACATACAGAGTAAAACACAGTGCGGAAAGTCATGGTAGGGAGAGAGCGAGGACGCTTGTTTTCTTCCTACCTATTTTATTTTGAAAGGGTGTTTTACCTAATGATTGAAATCACTAAGTCCGAAGCGAAGGCTGTACGAAAGGTCTTCCCTTATGCTTGCATTGCAAAGACCCGTCACAAGCGGTATCTGGAAGAGTCTGCTCGATATCTTGAGTTGCTTCCTTTTAATATTGCCGCTGTCGAGATGCTGAAGCAGATGCAGCGTAACGCACGTTACTAATCTTTGAAAGAACGAGGTATAGACTATTGGACTTTGAAATTCAACTGCCAGAAGAGATCACCAACCTGATGAATGGTGGCGGTCTCCCCTCTCCTGAGATGATGAACTTCTATGTTGATGAGAAGGATCGCATATTCTTTATCGACTTTGAGATTGACCAATCTTTGATTGAAATTGAGCGAAAGATTCTGCAGTACAACCGTATTGATAAGGATACTCCTGTTGAGCAGCGTAAGCCTATTAAGCTGTTTATTTATAGCTACGGTGGCGAGCTGGATGCTATGTTCAGCTTTATTGATGTTGTTGCGCTGAGTAAGACTCCTGTTTGGACTATCAATGCAGGTATTGCAATGAGTGCTGCTCTTGTGATGCTTCTGTCCGGTCAGAAACGTTTTGCTCTGCCTCACTCTACCGCGCTGATTCACAGTGGATCTGGCGGTGCGCAGGTACTTTTGAACAGTCTAAGATGGCTATGGACTACTATGAGAAGCAGGTTGTGAAGATGCGTGAGTATATTATGGCTCACTCTACTATTGACAAGAAGACCATGACCAAGAATAAGGCTAAGGATTGGTATCTGGATGCTAATGAACAGGTCAACTTTGGTATCGTAGATAAGATTTGCGATGATGTGGATGAGTTCAATTAAGGGAGAGTAAATATATGGCTTCTGACAAGACTGAAATGCGTATCAAGAAGGATGTCCCTCAGAGTTTGGATGTCTATTCTAGTTTTTATGGCATGACGCTCGACGATGAACAGAAGGCGTTCAGAGATAGTATTTGGAATCCAGATATTGATGTAGTCATGTGCAACGCTCGTGCTGGCAGTGGAAAAACTACTATTGCCGTCGGCGTAGCGAATTTGTTAGTGAAATATGGTTTTTATAAGCAGATTATTTACATTGTATCTCCAACGCAAGAGGAGAAACAAGGCTATCTACCTGGTACACAGGCTGAAAAGAGTGCGCCTTACATGGAACCTCTGCGTGAAGCACTCCTGAAGATTGGTGAAAATCCTAATCTACTGATTGTTCAGGAAGACGATGAAGCATCTAAGTATGGCGGATATGTAAAATGCATGACGCACACTTATACCCGTGGTGTAAACTTTGAGGATGCTGTTGTGATCTGCGACGAATCGCAGAACTATTTCGGGGACGAGTTGAAAAAGGTCCTTACCAGAATTTGTTCAAATTGTAAGACCATTGTTATCGGACATACTGGTCAGTGTGATCTGTATAAGTTTCCAGAAAAAAGCGGTTTTGCAAAATATTTGGAACATTTTCGTGGACACGATAGAACTGCTATTTGTGAGCTTACCAATAACTATCGTGGTTGGGTAAGTCAGTGGGCTGATATGTTGGAATTTTGAAATAAAATATAAGGGAGAATAAAATTATGGTTGCTAAGAAGAGTGTTGTTTTTAAGAACGCTATTATTGATACTGCCGAGGGCACTATCACCGAGATTACCAAGGACGGTGAGAATGTCTTCAATTTAAAGGAGGCTTTGGCAAAGTGGGATGGCATTGAGGGTGTCACCATCAATATTTCCACTTCTGATGAGCTGCTGGGCGACCCAGCTTGATGCCAATGGGTTGCTATAATAAACGGCCAGAAGAAACGAGCGATGACTTCTTTGTAAGAATCGGGAATGCCGTTCTGGCTAGAGAGTTAACTTGGGATGGCGCATCCAAGGTGCTCAATGATGAGTTGGGTAAGAATTTTGGTGAGTGCGCATATCGCAAGCGTTTTAAGGCATTCCGTGCGGGTATGCAATATCAGGAGTCCTTATCTAATAGAGATGTAGGAACCTGCATTCTGTCTATTTCCGACCTACATATTCCATTCCAGAAGCCCATCGAGACTTTTAGTGAGTATGCTGGAAAGATTGATATCCTTCAGATAAACGGGGATCTAGTAGACTGCAGCTCCATTTCTCGCTTCCTAAAAGTATATCGTAAAAGTCCAATGGAGGAAATCCTGATTGCTCGTCAGTATATGATTGACCTGATTGAAATGCTTCAGCCCAAGAAGGTTGTTATCAATTATGGCAATCATGACTTGCGTTTTCAGAATTACCTTGCTAAGAATCTAGACACCGACCTACTTGAACTGATGCCGAAGACATCTTTGGAGCTTATTTTTGTTGATGGTTTTAACCATTACAACAAGGAGCTTCATACCAAGGTTCATTACGACCCTTTGATTGAGGTGTTCAATGGTACTGGTATCGAGATTGTTTACAACGATACTTATTTCAGTCAGATTGGTGATACCGTCTTTGTGCATCCGCTGACTTACTCATCTGGGTTACTGAAGACTGCTGAGAAGGCATTCAGATACTTCCGTGATAACGGATTTAAGGATGTCAATGCAGTGGTTCTCGCTCATACTCACAAGTGCGGTCATTATGACATTGGTGATGGCGCTGTCGTTTACGAGCAGGGTTGTTGCTGTGAGTCTTCTAAAATGCAGTATGCCGAAGGCAAGTTAACTACTTCCCAGCGAGAGGGTTTTATTATTGTCTATCAGGACAAGGATGGAAAGTTGATTGAGAGTAAAACGCATATTGTGCGTTTGAATTAAAAGCGGTGACACCCTACCAATAAGTGGGTAATTAAAAAAGAAGTACGACCGCAAGGTCTGCTTTGGGACATCATTTGTTGTCTCCTTTTCTATGGGCTGGGGTGATTGCTCCAGCTTATTGTGCCAGTGTAGTTCAGTTGGTAGAACGCGGGTTTTGTAATCCCGATGCCTTTATGGATTTCGCATGTTCAAGTCATGTCACTGGCTCCATGCCACTTTAATTCAGTAGATAGAATAATGTGTTCGTACCACATATGTCGTAGGTTTGATTCCTACAGGTGGCTCCAAGCTGTGCGGTCAATAGTTGCTACCGCCTAGACCAACTTAATCTATGGATGATTGGATGCAAAGTAGTTCTGCGGAATGAAATGATAAGCTATTCGTGTTTCGCTACGTTAATGCGAAGGTTTAAAAACAAGCGTTTTATCGACACGAGAACAATTCAACTAGCTCGGATGCTTGATGGATGCTTGTTTTTGTTGTGCGGTCTTACTCAAGTGGTTGAAGAGAACGGTCTTGAAAACCGTTAGGTCGGTAAATCCGATGCCAGAGTTCGAATCTCTGAGACCGCGCCAGTCCTTCTCCCGGAGGGCCTATATTATACCGGTTCCCTACCACCGGCTAAAAGGTAGGTTTTATAACGCAGGTGATAGTGCCGATGTACTAACCAGCCTCATAAGCTGTGTTTGGGTGGGTTTGACTCCCACACCTGCACCCAGCATCTCCCCTTTTGCAAGCCTGCCGTCAGTTTTCTACTCCCTCTGGCGGTAGGTTTATTTTGATTATTATGCCGGTTCGCTGGCAGGGCGAGGTATGTTCACGACATTTGCGTCGGTAACATAGCAAGCTCACATAGATGATTAGTCTCTCACTCGCTTACTTGCAGTGTGTACCATGTGAGAGACGCTTTTTAAGAACAGAACCTATTAAGCCTCTCAACGATGCGTATCATGATAGGTCTTTTATAGAAGGAAACACTCTCGGCTTCTGTTTTACAAGCACATTAGAGAGTGTATTTTGTTGCCGTAGAATGTGCGCACATCCTACGGCTTTTATTTTGATTTTGAATGGAGGTGTTTGTTTGCCTAGAAAGAAGAAGGTTGTTGAAGAAGATATCGTTCTGACAAACAAGCCAACTTACCATTGTTGTCGTTGCGGTGATGAAAAAGAAGATCCGGTAGGAACTTTTTATCGACTACCACATAGCTTACTTTATAAAGCAAATGACTGCTATGCGCCTCTTTGTAAGAAGTGCGTGAATAGTCTTTTTGATGAATTTAAGACAAGATATGGAAGTGAACGTACTGCTTGTATCTTAATGTGTCATCTTCTTGATGCTCCGTTTTACAATTCTCTTTTTGATTCGGTTGTATCTCATAATAATAATTTCTCCGTAGGTTTATATCTTCGCCAACTAAATAACAAACAGTTTCAGTTTCAAAACTTCTGCACTACGATTACCAGTGGAGAGCTGAATAAAACGGCTGTTGACATTCAGGAAGAGAAAGAACAGAAGTGGTCTAAGATTGAGATTCAAGCAAAAGATGACTGTATTTCTGTTATTGGGTACGACCCATTTGATGGTTATAACGAGGGCGATCGTCGCTATTTGTTTAGCGAACTCATCAAGTATTTTGAGGATGGTATTGAGGACGACCCGTTCAAACTATCCCAGATTGTTCAGGTCGTGAACAACAACAACCAGATACGTCAAATCGACTTGCAGATTGCTCGTTTGAACCCAATGAATTCGGCAGAAGCAATTAAGAGCCTGAATGATATCAAGGTTAAGCTGGTTTCAAATAACGATAAAATTGCCAAGGAAAACGAGATTTCTGTCAAGAATCGTTCCAACAAGGATGCCGGACGTAACACACTTACCTTCTTAATGAAGGATATGCGTGAAAAGGATATTGCTGGTGCAGAAGCAAACTTCTACGACCAGTTACGGTCTCCGGGCACTCAATGGGCGGCAGATATGAGTGTTAAGGCAATCAAGGAAAATGCTTTCTTTGACGAAAACGACATGCAGGAAATTTTCGATACACAGAGAGAATTGATTGATAAGTTCCAGAAAGAAAGTGATGACGCTAAGGAAAAATACAGACTGTCTCTTATCGAGAATCAACGGCTCAAAGAACTGTTGGAAGATGCCGGTATTGATGCAAGTGCAAAAGATACGGATGGTGATGCCGTATGAGAATGAAACAAAGAGCGCCTATTATTACAGCCGCAAAACGTAAGATTTATGAGTGTGATGCGGCAACGATTGCATTCTATCGTCGGAATCCTGTTATTGCTGCCAGAGATTTGTTGGGCATCCAACTATTCGATGCACAGGCATACATGCTGGAGCAAAGCTGGAATGCAAGTCATGTTCTTTGGGCGTGTAGTCGAAACTTTGGTAAGTCCTTTGTTGGGTCAGTCTTCATTCTACTGAAGGCTATATTGTATGAAAACCAAGCTATTTATATTGTAAGTAGCGTTGGTGATCAGAGTAAGGTAAGTTGCCTCACATATACAGAGATGTGTGTGTGCTTCTTGGTTAATTGCAGGTAATTGGTAAAGCTCTACACTAAAGCGGAATCGGAAACGATAAACGTAAATGTGCGAAAGCAGAAAAAACGTAGAGATGAGTTATGCTGAAATAAAATCGTCTTATGATGTGCTAAGGCTCGTAATAATCCATGTTCATGCAGCCACTACCCGTAACGTCTATATGACAGGGTGAGGTTCAACGACTATCTCCTTGTGGGAGAGTAAAACCGCAAGCTTATGGCGGAGGAAAAATCAAGCTCCAAATTTATTTTGGATGATGAAATAGTCTATTCACGACAAGAAATTGTGTGGTCGTTTATGCGGCAATGTACAGTTGCGATGTACATTAAATACATTCAGAAACTTTTAATAAAATCGAAGAAATTGTAACTCGCGCTGGCAAGACGGCAGCGTCTATTCGTAGTCTGCAAGATATTGCAGAGAAGGAAACGAAAAAGTCTGCGACGAATAAGAGTGGTTTTAGTCATAATCCCGCCGGGTATGTTGTTGAGTTTTATAATGGTAGTTCTATTAACACATTGAACTCAAACCCGGATTCTAACAGAAGTAAATTTTTTAATTACGTATTATTGTTCTAAATAAATCATTGATGAACGGGACAATAATCAAAGAGGTATTTTATGAAAAGATGGACAAAAGAAGAAGAGCTATATTTAAAAGACAACTATTATATTTTGTCTCCGCAAGAAATAGCAAATCATCTTGAACGCACAAGAAAAAGTGTTATATTTAAAGCTCATGAAATGGGCGTAAGTAAAGACGAGAGATGGTCAGAAGAAGAAATTCAAAAATTAAAAGAAAACTATTCAACACATTCTTTTAAAGAACTTATGGAGATTCTTCCTGGACGAAATCGAAATGCGATACAACTCAAGGCAAGTAAGCTTGGAATCACGGAAAGAAAAAATGTGTTTGATTTTAGATTTTTTAAAAATATTGACACAGAAGAAAAAGCTTATTGGCTTGGTTTTTTCTATGCAGATGGTTTCGTTTTAGATAGTTCAAATTCTTATTCAAGGAATTATGAAGCTGGAATAAAACTTTATAAAGGAGATTACAAACATTTAAAGAAGTTCAATAAATCCATCAACGGAAATCTTCAAGTAACGTTTGAAACCAGAATATGTTCTTTTAATGGAAAACCACAAGAATCGTGTAATATCCGATGCTACTCAAAAGAAATGGTTCATGATTTAGAGTCGCATGGATGTGTACAAAATAAAACATTCATTATCGAAGTCCCTGATATTGATGCTAATTTAATGCATCATTTTATCAGGGGCTTTTTTGATGGAGATGGTTGCATTTGTACTGATAGTTCAACAAAGAAAACCATTGCTATCAATTTTTGTTCCGCCAGTTTAAAAATGTTGGAACAAATGAGAACGATATTATATAATGCTGGAATTTGTTCGTATATAACAGATGAAAAAGGAAGAAGCACATATAGATTGTATATCCGTGGCGTTCAAAACGCAGATCGTATGTGGAACTATATGTTTGAAGATGCAACAATTTATCTTGATAGGAAGTTAGAAAAGAAGAACCGCTTGTATGAAGAATACAATTTAGCACAACGTTTGCTTCGCCTGTCAGAAATGGCAGGTTAATTTATTAAGTGAGGAAGAATACTGGAAGGCTGAGAAGCTAATCAGAGTGGAAGGCTATATTTAAAAATATAGTCACACGCAGAGCATAGAGAGTGAAACTAGCAATAGAATATAATCTCTCCACGAGTCCTCGCCCCTTAACAGGTAAAACTGAAGGTGAAAAGATATGCCGACCTTACGAAAATAATAATCGTAAGAAGTTTGGGATAAAAAGCCCAAACGATAACATATGAGACGTGCTACACTTGTATTCTTTGACGAAGCAGCGTTTTGCTCTGATGAACTGATTGTTGTCTGTGAAGCTTTTGCCACTCAGAATACTGACTTCGTGACTGATACGGATGATTCTTATAACCCTGAAACCCAGCCTCGCAAGGTTCCTACACAGCTTGTGTATGCTTCGAGTCAGGATACAATGGATAAACTATTCTATCGTTATTACAAAAACTTTGCAAAGCGTATGATTGCCGGTGACCGTGATTGTTTTGTTTGTGACATGATTTGTGATGTTGCAATTCAGGTTTATATGAACGGCAAGCCATACAAGGCTCTGCTGACGAGAGATAAAGTTGAAGCAGCTCTAAAGTCAAATAAAATGAAGGCGTTGCGTGAATATTATAATCGTCCAAGCCGTGATGGTGGCGTAAATCAGATCATCAAATGGGGTACAGTTCGTCGCAATGAGCGAAAGTATATACCACAGCTTTATTGGGATAAGAACTATCAGTATATTCTTGCGTTTGATCCTGCCCGCACAATGGATAATTCTATTGTTGGCGTTATGCGTATTTATAACGATCCAGAAAATGGCATGTGTGGCGACATTATAAATTGCGTGAACATGGTTGACCTTGCGAATGAGAAAAAATTCAAACTCGATTCTAATCGTCAGCTTGAGCAGTTGCATGAGTTGATTCTACATTACAATGGTCAAAATCCTGATTACGAGTACATTGATAGATTGATGATTGACCAAGGCGCAGGTGGCGGCGGTACTTCGACCTATGCAGATGGATTGCTTAATAATTGGACCGATAAGTCAGGTGCAGAACATCGCGGCTTTATTGACGCAAATCATGAACTATATGAAGGATATGATGCCCGTTACCCAGATGCTGTTGATAAGCTACGTCTAATTAGTCCTCGTAAATTCCGTACTGCAATGGTTGAGGAATTTATTGAGTTGATGAATCTTGGTGTCATTCACTTCCCTCTTGAATATAACGGTGGAGACTACGTTCAGGTAGTAGACGGTGTGGATAAATCAACTGGTCAAGAAATTTTGAAGACGCATGAGCTTTCCTTAGAGGAACAGACTGCGTGGGTTAACATCGACTTGATGAAGAACGAGATTACAAGTATTCAGAAAACGACAAACTCTGAAAATACGACCGTAACATATGCTTTGGCACCCGACGTTGCAAACAAAATTCACGATGATAGGTTCTATGTTGCGATTTTGCTTGCTCATCGTCTATACGAATTACGTCGTAAAGATAAAGTGCGTCAGTCTGCGGTGGAGACAATGACTACTCCGCCGATTTGCATTTCTAACATTGACTTCTAAGCAGAGGAGGTGAAAATGTGGCAAGAAAGAAAAAGGAAGATTTTGATGTCGTGACTGCTTCACAGACAGATTATGGTACTGTTGTGCTTACATCTGTAAACGAGCTTTCAGAAGAAAGAATGGATAATGTTATCCGCCACGCTATCGCATCCTATGATCCTGAAAATAAGCAATATAGTACATACCTGAAAATTTCAGCCTCTTCTGAAACGCTGACGGTTGACCGAATTGATGAACTTGCACGAGGGCTACAGTCAAGCCTGACGAATGTGCAGACGGTCAATGGTATTATCCGTAATTACATCAATAAGGATGATCTGATTGGCATTACTTATGATGCGATTGAGGCGAATGTTAATACGGAGTTCAAATGCAGTTTCGCGCAGTTCCCCGAGCAGCGTAATAAGACAAAACAGGTAAATTATGCCCGTGAAGTGATTGATGATTTTAACGCGCAAATCAATGTGCGAAGTCTGCTGCGTGCCGCCATTCCGATGACTTATGCAGAGGGTACTTACATTACATATCTGCGTCAGAAGGATGAGAACTACATTGTAGACTACTACCCTCTTGGTATTGCTGAGATAAGTGATTACTTATCAAATGGACAGCCTGTTGTGCTTATCAATATGTCTAAGCTGAAATCCGCTTTGAGCAAATCTATGCTGAAGGATAAGAAGAATAAAGCACTATTCTTTGAAAATCAGGAGACCGAGATTCAGAACAACTATCCAGACGAGGTGTATCAGGCGTTTAAGAATGGTGATACATATGCAAAATTGGATGTTGACCATTGTGGCGTAATTCGTATTGGCAATATGGGGCAAAAATATGGTGTTTCTCCCCTGTTCCGCGCCTTACGTCCGGCATTGATGCTTGAGACCTTTGATACTTCAGACCGTGTGAACGCTAAGGCAAAGGCTAAGAAAATAATCTGGCAGCAACTTGATCCTGCGTTGATGGGACCAAACAACGACAAGAAGGGTTTCTCTGAACAGGTGACAGCACATGACAACCTGTTGCGTGCATGGAAGCAAAATACCGTACTTGTAACGACCGCGCCTTATGTAAAGGATATCAAGTATGTTGAGCCAAAAGTTGAGATGACAAATATCGAGACTGTTAAACAGTATCGCAACCGAGAAATGGCTGCTTTGGGTATTAGTTTTTTGAACACTGATGGTCAGCAGACTGTTTCAACTGCGAAGGTGTCTCTTGACCAGTTGATGAAAAATATCGGTAAGATTGCAGAGCAGATTGAAGATGTATTAAAACGCTGGTATCGTATTCGCCTTGAAGATGCAGGTGTAGACCCAATGTACTGCCCTGATGTGAAAGTCTCTACTACTGAAATGATGGGTATGGAGATGAAGAAGGCGATTGCTCAGTTCCTGTTTACCACTTTAAACTGTTCTTACAAGACTGCTTACGAGTATATGGGACTTCATGCCGAGGACGAACTACGCAAGCGTCAGGCTGAAACCGAAGAAGGTTATGACGATGTGTTTGTGGCTCGCCAGACCTCTTATACATCGACCGGTAGTTCCGGCGGTGGTGGTGACAGTGATAAAAAGACAGGCCGTCCAAAGGGTGAGGAAACTGAAAAACAAATTTATGACCAGCAGAGAAATGAAGATAGTAAGTGAGGTGATGAACGATGAGTAAGGAGTATTTCTATAGTAGAAACATCTGTTGCTCTGAGATTACGGAGCATCCAGACCACTATCTTGCCAAGTTTGTCATCTGTGACTTCTCAGTAAATGGGAATCAGGTTGCTTTGAATCGTGATACCATTGAAAGTTGGATGAGTACACTGGTTGGCAACCCGCTTGTTGGCAAGTTGGTCGTAGCTCCAAAGGGTGAACTGGATTTTTCCGGTCACAATATGAAAGTCGTCACCAGAAAAGACGATGATGGCAATGAATACAAAACTGCTGAATTTGACACTGATGCATTCGGTAGTTTTCAGTCGGTCGGTATCGAGAAAATTGACGATACCGACTTTATTGTTGCCTCTTGTAAGATCTGGAAGCGATATCCAAAGGCTTGTGCGACGATTCTGCGCCGTATTGAGAGCGGCACGTTAAATACCAGTTGGGAAATTGATGTGCTGAAAGCTCATAAGGGAATTGTGGGTGGCCGCATGGCAAAAATCATTGACGATGGTGTGTTTACTGCACATTGCTTGCTTGGTGCAAATGTTGAACCGGCATATAAGTGCTCTAAACTGCTTGAAGTCGCTGAAACCGATTTTGGTCTTGAATTGGCAAATGCCTATATCGAGGATACAAAAGAGATTTCGAATACAGAATCTAATGAAAAGGAGGCAAAAAATTTGGAACTGAATAAGGACAAGGAGACTCAGACCGCACAGGTCGAGCCCACTAAGCCTGAGCAGGCAGAGCAGGCTCCCGTTAGCGAGCCTGACGCTGCACCTGCTACCAAGCCCACTACTCCGGCAGAGCCTGATGTTCAAACTTCCGAGGAAGGCGGTAAAACTCCTCCCCCGATCGAACCTGAAACCGGCACTGAACCTGCTGGTGAGCCTGAACCCGCTCCAGAGACTTCCAGTCTGACTGATCGTGACCTGTATATGAAGCTTGAAGATGCAGTGTCAAAGATTAGCTCTGATTACTACATGACTGATGTGTTCCCTGAAGATCACACTATCTGGTGCAAGAAGTGGGGCTACATGAACGAGCTGGATTACATTATGTTCCCCTACACTGTTGAGGGTGATGAAGTTTCTCTGGGTGAGCCGCAGAATATCACTCTGACCGTTTCTATTTCTGATGTCAATACCAAGATTGCGGAGCTGAATAACACTATTGCAAGTTTGAATACCGAGTTGCAGAGTGCAAAGGAAGAGGTTGCTTCACTGACTCCGTATAAGGATCAGGCCGAGAAGGCAGAGGCAGAAAAGGCGGCTGCAGAGCTTGCACAGAAGAAGGAGGATCTGCGTCAGTACGCAATCTCCAGCAAGATGATTACTGAAGCTGAAGTTTCTGAGGGTGGCAACTACGCAAGTCTGATTGAGAATCTGGATGAGACTGGCATCAAGAGTGTGATTGCCGAGCGTTGCGTTGAAGCCGCTAAGAAGGCTTCTGCTGAAAAGAAGATTGAGACCTCTGAGGTACATAAGTCTGAGAGTATCAAGCTGAATTTGAATGAAACCAAGTATAACACCACTAACGCTAACAAGCGTGACGCATGGCGGGAATATTTGGGTAAGTAATAACATTTAAGAGAAAGGAAAAATATTATGATTCGTGAACTGATGGTGAACGGCGCGAAGAATATTCCCGCTAACTATGCCGCAAAGGTCGATATGGTCACCGGTATGGGTGTTCAGGTTGATCACAAGGCTGGTCAGGTTAAGTTCCCTGACGCAGCTACCGCCGAGGGCATCGAGATGGTTGCCCATGAGTTTATCCCGGAGGGCATCTATGCAAGCCAGACTAATTTTGATGACTATGACAAGATGGTCACCGAGATTAAGGCAGGTGTGCTTGTGAAGCGCGTTCCTCTGTATGCTGGCGAGCTGTACGGCACCGACCAGTATAAGGCTGCTGATGCACAGGATACCAATATTGGCAAGCTGCTGGAGGTCAACACTGACGGTAAGTGGCAGGTTGCTACTACTGGTGCTTCTCGTTTTGAGTTTGCTGGTGTGATGGACGACAACGGCCACAAGCTGATTATGATCAGTGTGCTGCCCGAGGCAAAGACTGTTGCTTGATTAAGAGAAAAATCTTGAATATGATACGTGAAATTTAAGGCTATCGTTTTTTGGCGGTAGCTCTTTTATTTTGCGCGAAGAGAAAGGAAATGAATTATGGCACTGGATATTGAAGTGGCCGAGCTGATGAAGCAGCCTGGTCGTGTTTATGAAGTTGCTGAGAAGACTCAGTACAATCGCGCTATGGATGCCGAGGACAAGGAAATTGCTAAGGTTGTTGGCGCTCATGTTGAGGAGCTGATTGATAAGGGCGACCCCAACAAGGAGATTGCTCAGTTTGTTAACCGCACTGTGACTGATGAGCTGTATGGTGCACCTGATGAGCTGCTGGACTCCATGTTTGAGCGTGGTAATGTTGGTGAGTTTGATGACTACGAGGCAGGTCGTACTGTTAAGAACACTCTGAAAGCTTATGATGCAGCTAAGGGCGGCAACGTTCCGAAGTCTTACCTGCACTACGAGACCATTAAGCCCGTCTGGCGTAATAAGCAGATCGAGGCTGATCTTAGCTATGTGGAAGTAAGACGTAATGCTTGGAAGAGTGTGGCAACTCTGACCACCTTTATGACTGAGGCTCTGAAGAACCAGATGTTCTATGACATCTTCAGTATGGTTGATGACGCTATCACTGGTGGTGAGCAGAAGATTGATGCACAGGGTAAGGAGCCCACTATGCAGGATATGGACGCTCTGGCTCTATATCTGAATGAGTACGCAGATGGTGGTAATCCCTTCACTGTCAGCCTGATGAAGTATTGTGCTAAGATGCGTCGTATGACCGGTTACGCTGAGTATCTGTCTGACGCAGCTAAGGATGAGTTTAACCGTTATGGTCTGGTTAAGACTTACGATGGTGTTGCTATCACTGGTATTAGCTCTGCCAAGAAGCTGGGTGATGGTTCACTGCTGATCCCGGATTAAATTTATGTAAATTTACGTAATATAGTCCAGTCGTGATGTAAGTCACGATAACAAATACACATTGAATTGCTGGAAAACCCTAAAACTACAATTACCAAAACAGAAGGATGAAATATGCCTAGATGGGTGGTTGCGAAAGTAGAAAGAAAATTGTAGATGATGCATGGTTAAAACCTAAACATTAAAAATAATGGGCAATCAGCAACCAAGCTCCGAAAAGGAGAAGGTTCAACGACTATCCGCGTGGGAGCGGTTAGGATGCAAGTGTTTGGCATCCGAAGTGGTGTGCCCCAGTTTTTACTGGGTGAAGATATAGTCTTCACTCGTATGAGAGTACGAGGTTGCTAGATGCAACAAGAGCGGAGTAGCGTCCGATATAATGTTTATCTAATATTTAATTTGACCAGATGTTGTGTAGAATGTCTGGCTTTTATTTTGCAAGAAAGGAGGTGGCATGGATGACACCAATGAGAACGACAGAAGACTTCAAAAAAGAAGTGTTTGATGTAAACCCAAATTTTGAAATTTTATCCGAATATAATGGTCTTCGAAAAAAGATTACCAGGAAATGTAAAGTATGCGGTGATGTACGTGAAGTACAGGCAAGAATGTTGCTTGATAATCGTGGGTGTCAAGCATGTGTTGCCTCTAAGCGTGGAGCAGAAAAAAGAAAGTCGCCAATACAATTTTCCACGGAGCTGTTTGAAGTAAATCCTAATATTGAGTTGTTATCTGAATACACAACAAACAATGCGAGAGTGCATTGTCGTTGTAAACTTGATGGGCATGAGTGGAATGGCATACCTCATACATTGCTTGATGGACATGGGTGTCCAGAATGTTATCGACGGATTGCAAACAGACGAACGGAAGATGAATTCTTAAAAGAAATGCGTGAACGATTTCCTACTATTCATGTTCTTTCAAAATATGTCCGTGTTGCTGTGAAAGTGGATTTTGCATGTGATGTTTGCGGTTACCATTGGACCGCAATTCCTGATACGATACTTAATAATAAAAATTCTGGTTGTCCAAAATGTGCTGGGAGAGCACATATTTTAGAGTCTGAAATGATAGAACGACTAAGAACGGTTTCTCCAAGTGTTGAGTATTTGAGCGGATATAAAAATATATTATCTCATGCAAATTTTAAATGTAAGAAATGTGGTTACAAATGGTCAACAGCTGTCAATTCAGTTCTTGGCGGGCATGGATGTCCAAAGTGTTGTTCTTCTCATGGTGAAGAAAAAGTATGCAATTATCTCGATAGTCATGGCATTGATTACATACGAGAATACCGTTTTAAAGATTGTAAAAATGAACGGCAGCTTCCTTTTGATTTCTATATACCATCAAAAAATACTTGCATTGAATACGACGGGCAACAACATTTTATGCCTGTTAGGTTTAGCAAGAGTGTAACCGAATCCGACTCTATTAGTACATATAAAAGTCAGCAAAAGAAAGATTCTTTAAAAACAGAATATTGTAATCGTAATGGAATCAAACTTATCAGGATTCCCTACACGGATTTTGATAACATTGAATCAATTTTAGATAAACATTTTTCTTAAAAATTTTGGAAACGTATTTATGGTATTGCGGGCAAGATCGGAAGACTTGACATGAAGGGTGAGACTCATACTTACGAGGATCACGACAACAACAACGAGAAGATCCATCTGATGGTCAAGGACTTCACCTTCGGCTACAGCATTGATCACATCGAGCGTGTTGCTAAGATTGTTCTGCAGTAATTTTTTTACCAAAGGCAAATCTGGGCGGGGACTTTGCGGTCTCCGCTTTTATAGAAAAGGAGACAAATTATGAGTTCCGTGATGGAAAATAAGTTTATTGACGTTCTGAACTGCGACGATAACGTGGTTACCATTTCGTCACTGAACGGTAAGGGTTATACTTTCGAGCCCGGTAGTGTGGAAGAGCCTTGTGTGATTCCTATTCCGCCGGAGGAGATTATGTATATGAACAGCACTTGTTCTGCGTTCAAGAATGGTGTTCTGCGTTTTCGCCATGAAGAGCAGAATGAAATCTTTAAGGCTATTGGCATTAAGGGCGACGATGTTCTATTCATTGAAGATATTGATGATGCGATTTTGAATCCTACTGTCGAGAATCTTCAGCGTATGATTGACATCAAGGATAGTGCTCAGTTTGAGCGTATTCGTGGTCGCTTTTATCGTATGACCAATGCTGGTGAAGACCTATCTACTAAGGTCAAGCGCTTGATTGACGAGCGTTATAAGGAGCTCCGTGCTGGCAAGCGTAATAGTGAGCTGTCTGTTGTACCTGCGACTAAGTCTGCTGATAATGTTCAGGCTGAACTTGAAACTGCAAAGAATCAGATGGCTGAAATGCAGAAGCAGATGCAGGCTATGATGGCACAGATGCAGTCTATGATGGCCGGTGCACAGACTGTTGCATCGGATAATTCTGTAGAAAAGACTACTGTTAAGCGTGGCCGTAAGAAAGCAGAGGCAGAAAAGGCGGAGGTCGTTCCCGCCGAGTAAGATTGGAGGGATAATGTGACCGCATTTTCGGAAATATACGACAAGTTCTACGAGCTGGTTGAAACTGATAGTAATTTCTTTCAGTATTTTGACCTGAGCGAGAATGAAGTAAGAAACCTTGTGCATGACCGTGCAAAGAGTTATTTAATGGAGTCGCTTTCTGTTATTTTCAGAAATATTGATCCTGAAGAGAATTTCAGCTTTGATGATTATGATTCGGAGTTAGAAGAGTTCAATTCAGACCTTACATACGACGAAATTGATATGCTTGCACACCTGATGCTGGAGCAGCATTTCAAACGAGAGTTTGGAAAGCTAAAGGCATTCAGCGCACAAGATCTTCCTACAAGTTTACAGGTATTCTCCCCTGCTAATGAGCGTGCGAGTATTCGTGCCCTTGTGAAAGACATCCATGAGGAGAATATGACAATGTTGGATAACTATATGGCAAAAGACCGCTCGACCCGTAAGCGTAAGACCATCGACTATGATACATACGCTTCCTACTCTGAGTAAGGAGGTATACCGATGGACTTTTATACGAGGGCACGAGCTGTTGGTGGTGCCGCAAAGATGTCTAACAAAAAGGATGTCAAAATTGCTTTTGCAAAACGTGACTTCGCTGCACACTTCAAGGATAGTGTTGACTACGAGGATAATACTTTAGTAAATGGTTTGCCTCAGAAACTGGTTGTCAGCCGTAGTAATAGTATAGTCAAGGAGAAAAAGATATGGGCTTATCCCGGTGATTCTTTGAATCTTGGTGATATTGTTGACTGCTACAACTGCAAATGGCTTGTAACTGAGATAGAACCAAATGATGAAATTTTTCTTCGTGGAAAAATGGAGCTTTGTAACCGTCAGATTCAATGGCAAAATCCGATTACTGGTGAGATAGTCTCTCGTTGGGCAACGCTGAGCAAGCCTTATTACGCAAATAATAAGGAGATCGTTATGACTTCATTGAGTCAACGTGAGTATAAAGTGCAGATGCCTTTTGATGACGAGACCGCATTGATCGACCTTGATAAGCGCTTTATGCTGGAAATCATCAATGGCGAGCCTAAAACATATGTTACGACTTCTGTTGACCAGAGTACAGAGCGTTATGAACTGCATGGCAAGACACAGGGATTCCTTGTGTTGAATATCCGGCAGGATCAGTACAACAGCAAGACGGATAATGCCGAGAAGATGATTTGTGATTATTTTGAACCAAACAAGTGTGATGAGCCGGATGCGGATTCTCAGGTAACAGCTACTATTAAGTACGCGGGTAAGCCGGAAGTTCGTGTTGGTGGCTCTTGGAAGAAATTCACTCCGGTGTTCACAAGCATTACAGGTGAAGAGGTTGCGGAAGTTGCAAGGTGGAGTTTTATTTGCCTTGATGAGTTTAAGAGCTTTGTTGAAACACAGGTTGCTACAGATGGTGTTTTCAAAATTCGTATTTTGAATAATAGTATCATGGACGGCGCAACTGTTAAGATTTCTCTGACAAATGCAGATGGCACGGCAAATGCATCCATCGAATGTAAGGTGGTGAGTTTGCTGTGACAACGAGTGAATTGATTACTGACTACAAAAACAAATTGGCTTTAAAGTTGGTCAATACGGAAGGACTTGTTGACGCAATGGGTAATGACGATATTGAAGAGCCTGACGAGGCGATTTATACATATATCTTCCCATACTTCCATATCCCCGACACGATTGAGGCAGCACACAGCTATATTTGTTTTAAGGTAAATATGACCGACCGCAGTAACGTCAATGACTGGTATGAAAACTTCACGCTTACTGTGTGGGTTATTGTGAACCAAGCGTTGATGAAGATGAAAGGTCATGGCGGCGCAACACGAGTTGACTATCTGAGTGGTCTTGTGGAAAAAGAACTACACGGCAGTACAATTTTTGGAATCAAGCAACTTAAAATCACATCCAACATTGAGGACAACATGGATTTGCACCATCGTGTGCGAATTATGACGTTCAAGACGCAGGATCTGGATGACCTTGTGGGGTGTGGCTGATGGAGCTTCGGGAAATGTACGAGCCAAGCTTGATGCGCGGAAGAGACTTTAAAATCAACGACAAAATTACGATTCACATGCCTTCGGTCGGTGACATCATCGATTATGGTGAGCAAAAGTATTTTCAGTTGGTTTACTTATTCTGTTCTACATCAAGCGATTATAAAGCACAGCTTGACTCTGTTGGGGTTGATTGGCAGAAGGTTTCGGATTTTGAAATGTTCCGGCAACTTTTTATAGGCAATAAAAATCAGGACATGTCTATTTTGCTTGGCAATATGGATACTTCTGGGTTTATGATGGCAAAAGATAACATAAGTGGTGAGATTGTCTTGCACAACAGACTTACGGACACTCGTATTGACCATGTGGTGTATGAAACAATTTCTCAGTACCTATGTGCCGCAAATGGAATTGAAAAGCATTCTGAATTTGCTGCTGACGAACCAACAAGAATTGCAATGATAGAGGAAGCCAGAGACAACTTAGAGTATCAGAAAATAAAGCATTATGAACCACACCTTGCGGAGCTTGTACTCTCAATGGCGTGTTCATCTGGCTTTAAAGCAGATTACTTCAAGGCTATGGATTACCCTATGAGTGTGTTTATGAATCATGTAAGGAAGATTCAGCAAATAAAAAGTTACGACAATACGATGCATGGCGTTTACGCTGGCACCGTGGAATTTGGAAAGATTCCAAAAGCACAACTGGATTGGACGAGCAAGGTTGATTGATTAGCCTTGCTCTTTTATTTTATCCAAATAAATTGAAAGGAAGAATATTATGAGCGATTTTAATTTCAATGAGGTCGTTATTGACCGCGTTCATCGCATTCACGAGTATGACCTGAATGGCAAGCGTCTGTGGACTATGAATCAGGTTAAGGATTTCAAGCTGACTCTGGGCGGCGAGACTGTTTATGCTCAGGATGCACAGGGCGTTAACATCATGGCATTCGATAAGAGCAAGACTGCAGAGGCAGATTGGTCTAATGCTCTGATGCATCTGGGTGCTCTGGCAGAGCAGATGGGCTCCAAGAAGGAGGTTGCTTCCTCTGAGGCAAAGCAGGTCTTTACCACTGTTGAGTATCTGACTTCTGCTGACGGCAAGAAGCTGACTCTGACCCATACTCCCAAGGCTGCTGTTGCAAATGCCCCCTTTAAGTACATCGATCTGGTCGATGGTCAGGGTAATGCACTGAAGACCTTTGAGCTGGGCGAGACTGCTGAGTCTCAGTTCTCTGTTACTGGCACCGAGGTTACTCTGCCCACTGGTGCAAACCTGAAGGCTGGTGACCGCTTTGTTGTGAAGTATCAGTACGAGAGCGAGGAGGGCGTTGCTATCAATGATAGCGCCGACAAGTTCTCTGCCGAGGGCGAGTTCGTGATTGAGGCATTCTGCTACAATCCCTGCGATAAGGCAAACAAGAAACTGATGCGTATCATCTTCCCGAACGCTAAGATGGACAACGCAATCGACATGACTCTGAATAATGAGCTGACTCACCCTGTTAAGATCAGCGCAACTCAGGAGTACTGCTCTGACGATAAGCGTCTGTTCCGCATCGAGACGGCAGCTGCCTAATGGCAAATCTGAATTGGTGCCGTACTTGCGGAAAAGAATATCCGGTTTGCCCGCATTGCGAGCAGGATGCGCGTCTTAATCCTTGGCGAATGATTTGCGACACTGAGCCGCACTTTCTTGTGTGGACTGCCGTAAATCAGTATCGTCAGGGAATTATTTCAAAAGAGACTGCAAAGGCAGACCTGACTACTCTTTTGATGCGCAAGTATAAGAATGTTACGGAAGCCGAGGTAGAAACTTTTATCCCTGCTGTTCGTGATGTTTTCCATGAGATCATGGATGAGCCTGTAATGGCTGAAAATGAATCATCTAGTGATGTAAAGGATGAGACGCCCGTGAAGCCGGTAGTTAAGAAAACATCAAATCGTAAGGGGCGGGCATAACCGCCCCTTCGTTTTTCGTGGTGATTTTATGGAGAAAAAGAGCAGAACAAAGTTTAATGTCAGTAAGAATCCAGCAGATAGAACATATGACGGAGTAGTTTATGATAGTAAGGCAGAAATGTTGTTTTATCGAGATATTGTATTGCCAAGGCTGGCAAGCGGCGAAATTGTAGAGTGTCGTAAGCAAGTCCCCTTTCTTCTGCAAGAAGCGTTCCGCCGGGTCGATAAGGACGGAAAGGATGTAGCGGTGCGGAAGATTGATTATATAGCGGACTATGAACTTACATATCGAGATGGCAGCAAACAAGTGATTGATACGAAGGGGTTCGCTGATAGTGTTGCGCTGATGAAGCGCAAGATGTTCTGGTTCAAGTATCCTGATGTAGATTACCGCTGGATTACATACTCCAAAATTGATGGAGGCTGGGTCGATTATGACGACCTAAAAAAAGCTCGAAAAGAGCGAAAGAAATTAAAGCAAGCACAGACGAAAGGGAGATAAAATGAAGGTTTTAAATTTTCAGGAGCGAATTGACTTCGTGAAAGAGGTCATTGAGATGTGTACTGTTCAGGACGATTATCAGCCTGCGCTGTTTGATGTGGCATTTCGGCTGACCTGTTTGAAGTATTTTGTTGGTTATGATTATCGCAATGAACCGCAGACTGAGTGGCCGCGCATTGCTTATGAGTCTTTTAACCTGAAGATTGAAGCTGCAGGTTGCGATACTTCTACGTTCTGGGATCAGTATGATTCTCTGGAGAAGGCAGTGCAGGAGCGTGTGCAGCGTTCTCACGATGAGTATCTTGCTCTGGCAATTTGCAACAAGCGCGATGCGTTTGCCGAGTTTATTGATTACCTGAAGGATTATCTGGATGAGGCAAAGAAGAATCTTGGAGACTTTGATGTAAATCAGGCTTCTCAGGTTATGTCTGCCCTGCTGGACAATAAGCAGGAGATCTCTGCTGTGCTGGCAAAAGATAAAAAGGAATAAACACTTTTAGGGGTGGGTTGGAGGGAATTTTAATATGGCTACAAGAAGTAAACCGCTGAAGCTATGGGATGCTGAGAAGTTCAAGAACGTAAACCCAGTGTCTTTGAAATACTGGGATAGATATGAGACTGATATGGGCATCCGTGACCTCAGCCCGTCTACTGTTTACAATTATGAATCTGATTTCAAGCAGTGGATGATTTATGTTCTGGACAATCAGGGTAATGCCCCTGTGACGGAACTTGAGGAAGAGGATATCGAGGAATTTCTGTTCTACTGTAAGAAGCATGGAAACAACTCTGCTCGTATGAAACGGCGTATGAGTACAATTTCTGCGCTATATCGGTATCTTCGCAAGAAGAAAATTATCAAAGAAAATCCGATGGAGTTCATTGACCGACCGACCAAGGACGTGGCTGTTGTGAAGCAGACATACCTTACACCGGACGAGGTTAAGTTGATGCGAGAGAAGCTGAACGCTATGGTTGAATCTGCGACCACCGTTCACATGAAGGATAATGCGATGACGTTGCGTCTGTACGCACTGTTCTCACTGTCCACGATGGCTCGTGTCAATGCTGTGCGAAATACACTCTGGAAGTCTATCGATTATGAGAACCGCATGGTGCATGACGTTCTGGAAAAGGAAGGAAAAATTGTTGACCTGATGTTCAGCAAGGAAGTTTCTGAGCTTTTGAAAGAACTGAAAGAGTATCGCACTGAGCATGATATTGAGGATGGTGGCTATGTGTTCGTTGGTACGAAAATCAATGGCGCATGGATGCCGATTACCTCAAGCACTGCCGGTGACTGGTGTAAGAAGATTGGCGAGATGATTGATGAGCCAACGCTGCATCCGCATGATTTCCGGCACAGTGGTGCTACTCTGTTGAAGAATGCCGGTATGAGTCTGGAGGACGTATCTTCCCTGCTTAACCATGCTGGTACGGATGTGACCAACAAGTATTACATCAAGAAGGATACGACCAAGATTCAGTCCGCAAAGGATCGGTTTGAGATTTGAGGTGGAGTGAATGAAACAGTCATACACAAACTTCGATGATCTATTGAGTGATGTGGCAGATGGTGTGGAGCAGATTATGCAGGACGTAGCTCCGCAAATTGAATCCGTTTTACAGACAAGTGCAAGGAGAAATATTAAATCACAGTCCGCTCGCTCTGCTGGAATCGAAGATGCAAGTAATATTGTAAGTAGTGTGACTCGTGATGGGAATACTGTTACGATGATTGTAAAAGATATTGCAAAACCGCAACCGTCTTATTTTCTTGGTGGGAAAAAGCTCGATTCTCAACGTGTAGCAGATACTTTACTGTACAGAGAATATCATTTTGGTGACTCACCGATTGTTTGGAACGAATATGGTGGAGCAAATATTCTATTTGATGAGCGTGAGAACGCGGCTGTTGGTGGAACTATGTTTGCGAACTGGATTGAAAATGGTCTTTGGATGGATCTGAGTTATTATCTTCGGTCTGGCGGACAGAAAGAATATCGCCCTGCGCGTCCGTTTATTGCTCCTGCACAAGTCGAGGCGGCAATGATTGTTAAGACGGCTTTACATGGATTGTAAAAGCCATCTTTTATGAGGATTTATTTGGAATAAAATTCAATGAGAGGAGGGCTGGCTTTAAGGAGCTGGCCGCTTCTCTTTTTTGTTTTGAAAGGAATGTTGAAAATGGAAAAGAGAGGTGACCAACGGTATGGCGGATAATACAAACACCGCAAGTAGTGCTGATACTTCCTCTGTAACGGCCATAAAGGTTAAGGTCGTTCTTGATACTACTACAGAGGAGTTAAAAAATCAATTTAAAGGAGTTCAAAACAGTTTTAAAAAGGCTCCTGTTGAGATTGCTTTTGGTGTAAACGAAGGCGCAACCATCGGCAATGTTAATGCCGCATTGAAGCGAATCATTAAAAAGGTAGAGTCTCCAAAACTCACTTTGAAAATAGATGAATCTAATGTTGATGCCGCTGTGCAGAAGGCAGCTAAAAAGGTTCAAGGATCAACAAGCAAGAGTAATGGAGCAATTAAAGTTAATGTTGATGTTGATGAGTCAGAAAAGAAATTAAAAGAATTCTACTCTCTTGTTGAAAAGGTAAATACGTTAAATAATAAGGCTCTGTCACTTCCAGACGGAAACGTAAATGAGTTAAAAGAATATAATAAACTTATTGATGAAGCCGGAGCAAGGATGAAGATCCTTATGAACGAGCTTTCCGATAAGATTGAAATTGGCTCAATGAGTCAACTTGAATCGGAAATGAAGGTTCTTGAACAGCGCACCGCAATGGTTGTTGCGAGACTCAAGGATGCAGAGGTTGCTGCTGGTAAAACCGAATTTGGAAACCTTGTTAAAGAAATCGGTGAACTAAATACAAAAATTGAAACAGCAGATTATTCAAAACAGACAAATCAAATTCAGGAGTGGACTCGTCAATTACAAATTGCAGAAGGTCGTCTTACCGAGTTGATGAATACTTATGGTGAGTATATCAATATTGAAGAAGGAAGCGACCTTGATAAATTAACTCGAAAAGTTACAGGAAAGGAAAATCTTGCTGTTGCAAAAAAGGCTGATACTGAACAGGTTGCGGAACTCAATGCAAGAATGCAAGAATTTTACGATCTGGTAAAAAAAGTTAATGACCTAAATAATAAAGCAATGATGCTACCGGAAGGTAGTGTAAGAGAGCTTGAAGAATGTAATCGTCAGCTTGACGAGATGGGCACTCGTATGACAGAGCTCATGAATGAGCTTAGTGGTAATATCGAGATTGGAGAATTCAGTAAGCTCGATACCATCATGAATGAGTTAAATAATCGTAGTACGTTGTTTGCTGCTCGACTAGCAGATATTCAAGCAAAATCAGGTCAAAAAGAATTTTATTCACTTGTTAAAGAGATTGGAGAATTAAATAACAAGTTATCTACCGCTGACCCTTCAAAACAAGGTAGTCAAATTGAAGTTTGGCAAAGACGTTTGGCTGAAGCAGAAACAGAATTAACTAACCTTATGAATACTCTTAGAGAGTATATTTCCATAGGTGAAGGTAGCGAGTTAGATAAATTACAGCAAAAGCTTCAGTTTCAATCAGATAATTCTTTTGCAAAGCAACTTGACAATTCAAGAATTGCTATTCAAAACTTTATAAAAGAGTACGCTACATTAAGTATAAAGTTACATAGTGTTGATTCAATCAATCCTGATAACCAAGAGCTTGTTAATTTACGAAACAGTCTTCCAGAAATTGAGCGAAGAGTTCAAAGTTTGTCGTTAGGTTTAAGACAAGCTATCGAGACTGGTGATTTGAGCGGCCTCTATCTTCAGTTTAATACTTTAAGAACTGCAATAGATGCAACAAACATATCATTTGCTAATCTTTCCAGTGAGTCAAAATTGACAGGAAAAGAGCTTGATAATAGACTTCATCTGGATAATTTGATTCGTGAGCTTCAAAAATACAAAGATTCTTTAACAAGTGCATTTAATGGCAGTGAATACGAGCAGGAATACGAGAGAATTCTTGCAATGTTAAAGGACTCTAGTACGTATTTTAAAGCTGGAGAGCAGGCGGTTGAGAACTTTAAAAACGCTTGTTATAAAGCTGGATTAGAAACTGAAACGCTTGGTCAAAAACTGTCTCGTTTGTTTAAGGAGCACTTCCAGACCGCCATCGCTATGGCTGGCGTTGCAATGGTCAAACAAGGTCTGCGAGAGGTTTATGATAACGTTCTTGAGCTTGATACGGCTGTAACTGAACTCAAAAAGGTCAGTAAAATGACTGGCGACGAGATGAATGAATATCTCGACAGAACTGCAACAAATGCTCGTGAGCTTGGTGCGAATATTTCTGACCTTGTAAGTAGTACTGCTGACTGGAAACGACTCGGATATACGGACAAAGACTCTGAAGAGCTTGCTCGTGTGTCTGCGCTTATGGCTAACGTTGGAGATCAGATTGATAACGCAACAACTGCCTCCTCTTACCTGATTTCTACAATGCAAGGCTTTGGTCTGGTTGCAGACGACGCAGAACATCTTTTGGACTGCATGAACCAAATCGCGAATACAGAGCCTGTCAGTATGAATGATCTCGGAATTATCATGCAGAAAAGTTCTGCTGCGATGTCTGCCGCCGGAAATACATATCAAGAGACTCTTAGCCTTGCAGCCGCTGTAAATGGCGTACTTCAGGATAGTGAAGCGAGTGGCACTTACCTAAAAACTTTGAGTATGTACCTTCGTGCTTCGAAGACTGATGCAGAAAATGCCGGTATTGCTACGGATGGAATGGCGAGTTCCGTATCTGAGCTTCGCTCTGAGTTGAAGCAACTTGCTGGGGTTGATATCATGAAGGATGATAATACCTTCAAATCAACCTATCAGATTATGAAGGAGCTTTCTGAGGTTTGGAAAGACCTTTCTGATACCACTCAGGCAAATATTACCGAATTGATCGCCGGTAAGCGTGGAGGTCAGAGTACATCTGCCCTGCTGAATAATTTTAGCGTTGCTGAAGATGCTATGAAGCAGGCACTTAATTCTAGCGGCAGCGCAATGCGTGAGAACCAGACGTACATGGATTCCTTGCAGGCGAAGCTTAATCAGCTTGATTCTGCATTCCAGAAGTTTAGTACGGACTTGATGAAGTCTGATATTCCGAAGTTTTTCGTAGATCTTGCAACGGTTTTTGTTGACGGTGCAGATAGTGCTGTAAAATTTGCAGGTGCATTACCCACTTTGACGGCTGCCATCTCTGGCGTGTTGTCTGTAATGCAGATGAGCGGAAAGCTCAAAAATGGTGCGGGTAAAGTTAATATGCCCTCTTATATTTGTTGCGTATAAAATATAGGATGCGGCACCATGTAAAAATAAAATAGCCCCTAGAGTGCTGGGAAACCCTAAGAGCCATATCGCCTATATTTATATAATGTAGGAATCGAAAGATAGAAACAAGGATATGGATGCTATATGCTGAGATAAAAGCTCGGTTTTATCGTATTGTAAAAATATGGTAATAATCGAGTGCTAAGTAGCGTTTACAATGGGCGGTCAGCAGCCGATCCACTCCCCTATTATATAATGTAGGAGTGTGGAAGGTTCATCGACTAAAAAGGGTCAGTGAGCAACCACTGGAAGGATAGTCAGTTCTGGACGAAAGTTCAGAAGTCCACCTCAGACGTAACCAGACGACTTAAAGAAGTAGGTGGGAACGAGGAGACGTGCTATTCTCTGGCGCGATATAAATAGGAGAAAACAAAATATTCGTTGACTATATACGATATTCTGGCTATAATAAAAGTACAATCGCGTATCCAAAATATACGGAGGTGTTTTATTATGGCTAGACCTAAAGGAAGTAAGAACAAAGTAAAGGTTCTTGACGGTATCGATTATGCGGCACAGATTGCTGAAAAGAATACTGCCGCAGAATCTATTGCTCAGGAGATTGCAACTATTGGTGATGATATTGCTACACTGAACGCCCAGCGTAAAGCAAAAGAAGCAGAATTGAAAAAACTCAACAAAGAGATCACCAAGCTCGAAAAGAAAAAGGCTGATGCCGACAAAAAGATTGCGGCAGAGCTGAATCGCAAAAAGGCAGAAGATATTGTTGCCAATGCGCTTGCAAATGGTGTGACTGCTGAAGAAATTGCTGAACTTCTGAAATAACAACGGCGCAGCTATCATAACGAACAAGCTCGACTTCTCTACTGCTGGGAGGCCGGGCGTTTTAATTTGCGTTGCTTTTTACGACAGTCTGTGATACACTCTTATAAAAGGAGTGTTGAATCATGGAAAATAATAAAAAGCATGTGCCGAATATGGAAATTTCTAATTTTGGCGGTCGTTCTATCACGGACTACACGTATCATGGCGGCAAGGACGAAACCACAGAGAATCAGCTGAATGCTTATTTCAGAGATTATAGTGATAATAGATTGAAAAGCAAAGATGGAGGCGCTGATGACGGAAATAGTAAAACTAATCAACAGCATTGATACGCTGTTTAATGTATTTGTTCCAGGCGCAATCTGTGTCTGGTTTTATATGAAGCTGTCTTTAAAGAAAATTGAATATCAGGGATATCTTATTTTAAGTATCGCAGTTGGTTTTGTATTAAAGTATACGGTTGATTACTTAGATAGAATCCTTCCTTTTGTTGTAGTTGATTTTCCTATCGTACTGGCGTACGTTCTTTTAGGGCTGCTTGCCGCTGCCGCATTTTACAAAGTCAAGAACTCTGTTTGGGCTCGAAAAATAATGGTCAACATTCTTGGAGTTGAGCCGAGTGACAATATTTGGACTAGGCATATCGATTCTCATGGTAATTTGATGATGCTAAACATGGATGATGGGTCTCATATTTTAGGAAAACTAGAAACAGCAGATGATGAGTATATTACATTAACATATCATTGCTCTGCAAAATCAAAGTCTGGTAAGGATATGGATGATGCCGCAAAGAATGCAAATACCGGTTCTGTCCTCTGTATCCCAATGAGTCGTGTTAAGAGTTTTGAGTTTTTGTATTGCGATAGAAATTCCGCAATGGCAAAATACGTTTTTCGCTAAATCTAAATACGACCACTACCCTGCTACTTTGTGTGGCAGGGCTTTTCTTTTGTCACCACTCGTATCCGCAATTATTGCAGTGAAACGTTTTCTTCACTTTTCCACTGGCAAAGCCCCAGAATGCTACATCTAAGACTTTAGAAGCGGTTCCGATCTTTTCTAGGTCTGGCGAGCCGCATGTGGGGCATTTGGGAACGTATTTCGGATGTTCTTTCTCCTCAAATTCAGCTCTATATTGAGCGTCAAAGGCGTTGGCTTTATCTTGCATTTTTTTGAGCGAATCTTCGCTAAGTGTTGAAATGTCAACCTGCGGCAGATGCTCAAACTTCCAATTGATTTTCTTTTGCTGGCTCATACTATTCCACTTAGGCGATAATATGACATCTCTAAAGCAAAATGCGCACAGCATTTGATTTTGGGGATAATACTTGTCACATAACGGGCAGTAGCGTACATATTTATCCATATCTATTCTCCTCAAAAATGATATTATCTTTCATGAACGTTTTTGACGTTGATGACAATAATCATATTACTGGCCTAATAACAAAAATACGAAATCTTTACAGGGAATTTTTATCGCTAGATGTAGCAGAGCGTGGAGCTGGGACTTCTTTCCTTGATTTTATCAAATATTCAATAAGAAGTAAAGCCTCAACTGACGGTTTGACTCTCTCGATGAGGGCAGCAACATTCGCGGCAAAAGCACTAAATCTCGCTTTGTCGATGGCTGTTGGTGCGTTAATTGGAATGGCAATAAACGGAGTCGTTTCCGCCATAGCTGATTACGCACAGCGAATCGATACTGCGGCCACGAAGACAAAAGAAGAAGCTGATGCAGCTAACAATGCAACTTCTTCTCTAAAAGACCTAGTTAATGCTTATGAAGAACTAGGTGATAAGTCCGGTTGGGGTACAGAAGATTTTGACCAAGCAAAGGATATCCAAGAGGAGCTTTTGGCTCTTGCAAAAGAACAAGGCACTCTTGATGAAAACAAAGTGAACCAGCTAGACCTTCAAAATGGCAAATACGAAAAGCAACTTGGTTTGCTAAAAGACATTACAGAGGAACAGCTCAAAGCATCCGAATCTAAATTGATTCAGTCTAAAGATGCTCAAGGCAATAAGCTAGTTAAAACCGCAAAAGACAACAATCGTTCACATTTCTTTAGTTCTGTTTCCGCCAATACCAATCGTGGTATTATGAATGAGTTAAAAGATGCTGGTATTGATGTTTTTAATAAGAATGGTAGTTTTGGTGCGAAGGACTTGAATGATCCAGATTCTATCGCAAAGTATTATTCTGAACTTGGACGAGCACTGGATTATATTGTACAAAACACAACAGAAGCACAGAGAGCGGCAGGCGGTGCGTACAATACCGTTTATAAGTATTTAATGGATGAGCAATCTGCTCTCCGTGATGATGTAGATTCTTACAACGACTCAACGGATGCTGTTAACGAGAATGTAAACGCTCGTAGAAAGCTTCAAGCTATTGACTTTTGGAGCGACGGAAAAAGCAATGGTATGGACGTAAGCTATAGTTTCGATAAGGTCAATTCTGCAATCGAAACTCTAAAAAATACGATTGATGGATTTGATGCAAGTAAGCTGAATGAACTCTTGTGGGGTACAAACGAAGGATTGTCCGATGAGCAAGCGCAAGCTCTCGCAAATCTTCGTAAAGCTTTGACCGACATGGACTTCTCTGCTGACACAAACGGTGTAAATGCGTTTATCCAAGCACTTGTTCAAGTTGGTATTGTAGCTCAGTCTTCTGCAAATGGTGTTGACGCATTGGCTGCTGGCGCACAGAAGATGGAGGATATTTCTTCCAAAATGGATGAAATCCAGTCTGCGTATAAAGCTTCTACCAGTGCAATGGAAGAGTACAATCAGTATGGCTACATGAGTCTCGATTCTCTTCAGTCTTTACTGACGATGAACACCGAGTATCTGAATTGCCTTGAGCTTGTTAATGGTAAACTCCAGATAAATAAACAGAGTTATGCCGAGTTACTTGCTGCTGAATACGCAGAAGCTGCGGCAACAATTCTGTCTAACGCACAACATGAGGTCGCAAACCTTACTGCCGATGATACGGCTGAAAGCACTGATGATTTAAAAGAAAAAACAGAGGCTGAAAAGACTGCTCTGGAAAATCTTCTTCCTGCCTTGAAAAATGCTACTGCGGCTACTGCGACATACAGTGCGGCTCAGGAGTTTGCAAATGAAGTAGAGAAGGCCGGCGAACGCGGCGTAGATCCTGCAAAACTAGAGGAAATCACGAATCGCACAAATACTCAGCTTTCTTTGCTGTACACCAATATGAATGCCGCTTTAAAGGGTGGGCAAGCATTAACAAATCAGTTGAATGGATTCGGCTCATCTTCTAAAAATGCTGGAAAATCATCTAGTACAACTTCTAAATCTGTTGCTGACCTGTCATCTGCTTTTGATACGTTAACAAAAGCGATGAAAGAATATAACCAGTATGGCTATATTAGTGCAGACACCATGAAGTCGTTAATCGGTGTTGATGATAAGTTTACTGCTTGCTTAACTGAGCAAAATGGAAAACTTGAGCTTAACACCGCAAAATTCCGCACTTTTGTCAGAGCGCAGCTTGAGGAAGCGAATGCAGCTAATGATGGTGGCAAGTCTGCTGGCGAGATGAAGAAGATTCTCGACTGGTTGAACTCTAGTGTCGATTCCGAAACCATTTCTTTTGAGCAACTTACTGACGCCATCAAGGGTTACGGCACTGCGATGGACGAGGCTAAGGAAAAGACAGACGCTATAAAATCCGCATTTTCTGGGCTGTATGATATTCAGCAGAAAATCAAGAATAGTCAATTCGGTGTTGGCGACCTTGATGCAACAGAAAGTAAGATAGAGTCTATTTTGCAACTGAGCAAGTTCTTTGGTGACAACAAGGATTTGATGGATAATCTCGTTGACAAAAACGGAAACATCAATCTTAACACCGAGGCGTTTAAGAAAGCGACTCTTGATGAATTGGATAAGCGCATAAAAGCCGCAAACGAAACCGGTGGTGCAGCAGCTACTGCGCTTGCAAACTCGTTGAGTTCTGATAAAGCAAATATTGAAAGCGGCAAAATTTCTGTTAGTGATTATCTTGTTGGTCTTGGAACTGACCTTGAGCGTGTAAATACCGAGTTGGACAAATATCAGACTAATTGGAGCACGCTAAAAGATGCGATGGACGAGTGGAATACTACCGGCCAGCTGACACAGGATACCATGCAGAAGCTGCAGGAACTTCCTGAAGAATTTTCTAATCTACTTACTTATGATGAGGACGGAAACGCTAAAATCGACGTAAAGGCGCTTCGCCAAAGCTACGTTGATAAACTGAGTGCGTTTGCAAAAGAGTTTGAAGGCAGTCCGATTGGTATTCAGGTTCAAGCCATGATTGATGATGTGCGTGAGCCGACTCCAGAAGAATATAAAGCGCTTGCAGAGAAGACTGCAACGTACCAAAAAGCTCTAGCGCAATACACAAAGAAAATGTCTGCCATTGATTCTAACAAGGATCTATCGGAAGACGAAGCACTCAAACAAAAGGCCGAAGTTCAAAAAGAGCTTGACGAGGCTATGGAAAAGGCTCTTCTCGAAGTTCAAGAGACCGACGCACAGGTTACAACAAAACTGAAAAAGCACTGGGATGGCGTCGAAAAGGTAATTGAGGAATTCAAGTCCGCTCTATCCGATGCAAAAGCTGTTCTGTCCTCTTTCCTTTCCCTTCTCTCCACTTTAAATGATAAGTCCAACAACGATCTCAAAATTTGGGGCGATGCTATGGGCAAAGTCATCGACAAGCGGATTAAAGCTCTGAATAAGCAGAAGGAAGCTTTGGAAGAAAACAACGAAGCTACCGAACGCGCTATTGAACTTTCCAAGGCACAAGATGCTCTCGCCCGCGCCCAGCAACAGCGCACGACCCGTGTGTACACTGAGAATGGCTACGAGTGGCAGGCAAACGCCGAAGATGTGCGTACTGCACGCGAAGACCTTGCTGACAAGCAGCGCGAGTGGAATAAGAAGGACGCCGAAAAAGCTATTGATGACCAAATCAAGAAGTACAATGAGTTCAAGGACAAGTTGTCTGAGGTCATGGATGATATCGGCAAGAGCTGGAAGGATTACCAGAAGGAGCTTGAGTACACCGCACAGATTCAGAAGATGACTCTCACGCAGATGGAGGGCTCATTAGACAGTTATCACAATAAGATTATTGCAAGTCTGAATACCGGCAGCGCGATTACAAGCATCCAGAATTTGATTGCAAACCTTGAGTCTCTCATCAATACGCTCACGAAGGTAAATAACCTGTATTCCATGCTTAAAACTGGCGAGTACAAAGATCTCGGTACAAAAGGTCTGTGGAATACCATAAAAGGATTCTTCAATAAGGGAAAATCAGAGAATGTAAATAAATCCTTTAAAGACACCTTCAATGCCGCTAAAAAGGCATTCAATGCTGGTAAAAAACAGCTTACAGATACTGCAACTACTGGAGCAACAGATGTTATCAATGCAATGATCAACCAGATTAAAACCTCTGGAAACGGACTTATTGAAACATTTGGTGGCATCTGGGATAAAATTAAAGTTGGCGCTCAGAGCCTATTTAGAGGTTCTGGTTCTGGCGGCGGTATCATTTCCACGTTTGTGAATGGATTTAAGGCTATCGGCAATGCTGTTAGTAAGAGTAAAATTGGTTCCACGATTCTTGGTGGGATTGGTAAGGTTGGAACTACATTACTTAGTGGCGGAGGTAAGTTGCTTGCTGGTGCTGGAAAACTTATTGGCACAGCTGGAAGCGCCTTGACTGCGGCTGGACCTTATGCGATTCCAATTGCCGCAGCGGCTGGTCTTGGTATTTACGGTGCTGCGAAAAATTTCAAACACCAAAAAGAAATCTGGTCTAACAAAGAAGATGGCTTTGGCAAAAAAGCAATAAAGTCTGTCGCTACCTTCTTCTGGGATATTAGCCCGATTGGTGCAATTGTAAATCTGTGCAAGGATATCTCTGGCAAGAGTAAAAAGACTGCTGAGAACACCAAGGATACAGCAGATAGTAGCTCTGAAACTGCCGAAAACACCAAACACAGCGCAACAAATCTCACAATTAACGCTACACAGATCGTATCTAAAGAAGAGAATAAAGCAACTGACGAAACAGACAAAAAGAATGACGCAACCGCCAATGAAGATAAAACAGTCAAAACGGCTGCTACAACTCTTACTGGTGCTGGTCTGGGCGCAGCTGCGGGTATGGCAATAGGTGGACCAGCAGGAGCATTGATTGGTACTCTTTTAGGAGGTTTTGCTGGTTTCTTTTTTGGTCGTCACGCGAATGGTCTTAAATCTTCTAAAACGAATCATTTTGCAAACGTTGACGAAAGAGGTTCAGAACTTATTGTCCGTAAGCCTGCTTCTGGACGTTATACATATCTTGAAACTGGTGACGGTGTGGTTCCTGCGGATATTACCTCTCGCCTGTTTGAGATGGGTGGCAATCCAGATAAGTGGTTCAGCGATCAGTTGGCAAAACATGGTTCTGCTTCTATGGTGCAAAGCCGCGACGCTGGTGGTATTTTCCTGTCTATTGGTGATGTGAATGTGAACAATCCCGTTGGTGATAGCGATGCACTGGCTCGTGAGTTGGTAAATCGTCTGCCGAACAAGGTTGTACAGGAACTGAATAGACGTTAAACAGTACAATAAGCAAAAATAAATACGAAGTATACTTGGCTCAGGGTGGGTTGGGTAGGTTGAGATCGAGTATACATTTATAAAGGAGGGACGAGATGTCACAAAATAGTCAAGATGCAATCGACGTGTTGAGCAAAGTCATCGTAGACACGATTGAAAAGAAACTCAATGACGCAAAATTTGACAAATCGCAGACTGGCGTGGTAACTGCGGTGAGTGGGAATACATACACAATATCCGTGTTTGGAAGCCAGTATAACATTACCTCTGACCAGATTTACACGGTTGGACAGAGTGTGGTTGTGACTGCATTGCAGGGTGATATGAAGCGACTGGTATGTTCCCCCGATAATATTGGTACAATGAAAACAGTGGACAGCAAAGTCAACGTGGTTGGCAGTCAGCTGTCCATTATTGATACAGATTTTGCTGACACTATTGTTAAATACACGGATGTCAGTGAATTTTTAACGCTGAAAGATCAGGTAGACGGACAACTCAGCTTATGGTTCTACAGTGGTGTACCATCTACTGATACAGCTCCGACAGTAAATTGGGTAACGGAGGATGCAAAGAGACTGCACATTGGCGACCTTTATTATGACATGAAGGCTGATGATGCGTATAGGTGGACGGACACTTTTATATGGGAGGCTCTTAGTGACAAGAATTTATTGAAAGTTTTGAGAGCTGCGAGCCTTGAAAACGATACAGCAAATGGATCAAGACGTGTTTTTTTCACAACGCCTTCAACCCCATATAGCCGTGGTGATATCTGGGCAAGTAGTTCTGGTGATAATAAAGTTCTTGTATGTCAGACAGCGCGTCCTACAACTGAAAGCTTTAGTCGGACTGACTGGGCTGTGGCGCTAAAATACACGGATGATACAAAAGCAAACGAGGCACTGGATGCCGCTGGCAAAATAGATGGTGACCTTGTAAGCTTTAAAACGGAATATAATTCTGATTTGGAGAGTACAAAGCAGCAGATTGAAGCCCGCGTAACCACTAAAAAATACAACGAGGACATGAGCGGGCTAAATACAAGAATTTCGCTGACAGAATCTAAAATTTCAAAAAACGAGAATGCCATCGTACTGTGTGCCACAAAAACTGAAGCTCAAAAGTATGCGGATACTGCAGAACTGAACGCAAATAAAAAGCTCGAAGAGCACATCAAAACAGCAACTGAAAGCATTGATTCAAAGGTGGCTAAGACAGATTATACTGGAAAAAACATTGCTACTTTGATAAACCAGAGTACAAATACTGTAAAAATCAAGGCGACAAAGCTTAACTTGACTGGTGCTATATCTGTTGACAAAAATGGTAAAGTGGCGCTTGATTCCACCTCTGTAAACAACAGCCTTACGCAAGTTTCTGGGGATAAAATCACCACTGATACTATTACTGTGGACAAGTTGAAGGCTGGGCAGTTTTTCCAGCTATTATGGAAGAACGATTCAAAAGATGCATACTCTGCTGTTGGCGAAGAGAACAAGTTGACTTTTGAAGCGGACAGCGATTATTCAGAATATATTTTTATTTTCCGTGGCTACAAAGAGAGAGAAGTTATTGAGATTGATCCAGAGAGTGCTGCAACAAAACGGGTGCTCGAATATTTGAGCAAAGTTTCTGTTATTGTGTCGAAACCAGTCGCAGGTGAATGGAGTGGTGCAGAATATCATTGCGCCACTATGAATACGCCGAAGCTGTGTATGATTTATGATTTGAGCGCTGGCGACAATTCTACTCCAAATGTATCATACAATTCTGACACAAGTATAAAAAGTGCTTTCCGTCCGTTCTATGTAAAAGCATATGAAAAGAATAATAAATATTGCACTGAAATTACATTCTTTGACGCACAAAGCTCTGGTGAGACGGCCATTACAACAAATAACGATTTGATTATTCCATGTGAGATATATGGCGTAAAATAAGGAGGTGTTAAATTGGCGAAACCGATAATTTCAAAATTTTCCGTGATAGACGCTACGCGGGAAAATATTGTGCGGTACACATGTTACGATGACACGATCAATGAAGTGAAGTATATTATCTATGACAACGCCTCCGGCAATATTATTGTTAACCAGACAGTGAAAACCAGTGGTTCATCTTCTGTGCGTATGTTTATGTTGCCAGCGAACCTTATACATAACAGACTACTCCCCTACTATCTTAAAATTGCAGTAACAAATCAGAACGGCAATACAAGTGATTTAAGCGATGCCGTTCTTTTTTATTGCCATGAAAAACCGGTGTTAACGTTTGTTGATGTGGAAGCACGCGCTGAAAAGACGATTCCCTTCCCCGCTTTTTCATTTAATGTCGAGTATAAAAACATCGAAGAAGAGGGCGAGACACTGAATCTTTATAAATATCAGCTTTATGATTCAGACAAGACTTTGTTACATGAGGAGATATACCACGGCTCTATTTCACATGCGTTTAACGTAGAAAGCCTTGATAATAATAAGGTGTACTATGTGCGAGCAGTTGGAGAAACTGTGAACGGATATGTTCTGGACACGGATTTTTGCGCATTCAGAATTGAGTATGACGGACAACTGCAGAAACTTGAAATTGTGGCAGAGAATGAAAAAAGAGAAGGCAGAATTAAGCTTACCATTACAAAAAACGAGGACGAGCCTAATAATTTTGATTCTATTCGCGTAAAGCGTAGAGAGGTTGGCAAGTACGACTGGATTACGATTTATGAAAAGAAGATCACAAGTTCCGTTGAGCCCATTTTGATTGTATGCTATGACAAATTCGCACGTGGCAGGAAAACGAAGTATCAGTATATGGCAGTTCCTGTTGTGGATGAAATTGAACAAGTGTACACATCTACAAGTGCCGTAAGCGATTTTGACGGAGCATGGCTAATGGATAAAGACATATCATATTATGTTGGTCTTGAGCCAGCTGTCACGAATATTACGCGCAATCAAGAAGCGTCTGTGGAGACGACATTGGGAAGCAAGTATCCCATCGTATTCTATGGTAGTGAGGCAAATTATTATAGCGGCAACTTCTCTGGTGTTATTATCAAGTGGGATCGCAACAATGATGAGTTTGATTTTGATGGGTCTATTGACTATCGGGAGACTTTTATCAATTGGCTAACGAACAAAAAGCCAAAAGCATTGAAGATGTACGATGGCCGCGCATGGCTGATGAATGTGAATGGAAATGTTTCTTACTCAGATGATGAGCATCCGGATAAGGTAGAAATCTCATTTGATTTTGTAGAGACTGGCGATTTGAATAGCAGCGATGACATGAAGAACGCTGGTTTGATTTAAGGAGGTGGGCCATGACTTACTTACCTACAGAAGAAGATCTGGCCTTACTGAAAAGCCGGTCAAAAAGATTATATTGTCGTATTGAACTGCTGAATAAAGACTACCAGATTATTGATACGATCGAAGGACTTGCGTTAAGTGGTTCTAACTCGATTGACGCAGACTCAGATACACGGCGCACTTTTAATCTTGATATCTTCCCGAAGAGTGGATTCTCTATTTCTCAGTTCTCCACAGAGGAGTGGACGAGCAAGATGCTGCGCTTACAGATTGGTATGAAAGCTCCAACAAGTATGCCGCTTGTTGGGGCGGACGCGGTAAGAATACCAGAAGAAGAGATCGATGCAAAAATCAAAAATAGTGCGATATACAAAGAAAAGGACACAGAGTTAAGGCAAGCAAAGTGGAGATATAAGGTTGGCGGTTATGAACAGTATGGCAATATCGAAAATATAAACCGTAAGCGTATTATTTGGACAGATGAAAATAAAGAGAAATATGCATCTTTTGTGAAAGAGCAAGGAGATGTTGGAACATATTCGACCGTTGTTGCATCTTCAGATGGTTATACAACAAATGGCAAGACGTATGAGATTGCATACACTCCACTACTGATAGGCGGAGGAGATGTTGTTATTCCGCTGCTGAATGCAGATATCAGGTCTTATATTGAAGTGATTTTCAATGCAGCTTGTGATGCAGTTCAAAGAGATGGTTCAACTTTACAAAGTAAAATACTTGAACTTGATAGTTTTGGTGTTGACTGTATGATTTATGGGAAAACAGTACGTGTAAAAAATATGATTGCTGCTGTAGAGGGTGGTATCGCAGCAGGAAGGATATTATCTGCAGCCGATGTTGCAGCGATTGCTGGCTGTACCAAAGAAGAACTTGATAAATATTTCCATGACACAAGTGTATTTGTTGGCTATTCAATGCACGATATTCAAGGAACGATATGGGAATTGAAAGATGGTTTAACTCAGATATATAACTTCTATCACGCTTTATACTCTGGTGAGGCTGAAATACGAACTGGCACGAACTTTGTGGATACAGATGGTGTACACTGGTATGGCGCTGGCGTATATGCAATACAGCAAAATGGATACAGTTATGATGCTACAACGAACAAACTAAGCCTTTCTTGTCTTGATATGACCTGTTTGCTTGACGGCACGCTTGGTGGAACACTGACCGGATACGCAACGCGCATTCCGATGTATGACCGCAAGCTCGTGGTTAAGGATGGGGTCAACTACTACGAAGATGACAAAAAGAAGCCGCACTATGTTCGTGATTCCATTAAGGAGACATTTGAACTTTCAGGGCTGACAAAGAGTATGGTTGACTATTGGGTACGGCGAATTCCGCACGACCTAGAATATAATACTGGCACGACAATCTGGAACATTTTGACGGAGTTGAGAGACCTCTATTTCCCTTTCGAGATGTATTTTGATGACGATACTTTTGTGTGCAAAGAAATTCCGTCAGGTTATGACGACCCTGTTGTTTTGGACGAAGATATCTTTAAAAGCATGGTCATTAGTGAAGATGCCAGCGTCGATTACAGTCAGATCCATAACTGTGTAGAAGTATGGGGTGCATCAAACTCCAGCGATTACTTCTGCAAAGATAATAAACCTGAGAAGAACGACCCAGATGGTACTGGCGAGGTCGTGTATTGTAAAAAAGGAACAAAAGAGTGGGATGATGTTGTAGCGCTGCTTAAAGATAATAAATTGAATATGAGCTACAACATGAACCCAAATGATACCGGCGCGTCTATTTTATTGTTAAAATTAAAACAAGCAAGTGTTCAGGACGGTACAAGATTTTCGTTTATTTGCCCAGAAGATATTGCGATAAATGCAAGAATCTGTGTTGAGAACCTTGTTACGACAATCAAAACGAATCCGACTGGGGCAGGACAGTATCGGGAAACAACGCGCGCAGTGTATGGACCTATGATGTTGTTTAAGGCTGTTACCAACGAAAAAGGAGAGGACGAACCAGAAGATACCTCTCTACTAAGGAAAGGCCGTTATTACGTCATAAAATATGGCGAGCATTGGCTAAATCAGGCAACTGATGGTGCATTTACATATAAGTTCAACGCACTTACAGGCAAATACGAAAAAGAACAGCGTGATCCACAGGTGCGCTATTACCCGAAACAAATCTATAATCCATCCACGAAAAATTATGACACCGTGTATGTGAAGTATAATCCAGCAACGAATACAGAGATCCAGATATCAGACCCTGCTCTTCTTATTGAGAGCCGGGTCTATTTTATTGGTCAGTCTCAGTCTCATGCTATGACGAAGTTTGTGGATGCAATGCCGACCGCAAAACAAATTGAGGCAGACAAGATTGCGGAGGCATGTGACAACCTTGAGTACGTTGTCGTAAATGACCCAAACCGCATTGATGACTTGTACAATAGTCGGTTGACGATTGATAAAATCGGGCGAAGAAACCTTGTGTGCTCGGGTAGTGAGTTTGACGGATATACCTCGGATGAATCAGCCATGACGGTATGCAAATACACGCTATGGAAAAATTGTCGGCTGACGGATTCCATCACATTGAGTATGCACATGATTCCGTGGCTTGACGTAAATGAAAAGGTAAAATATGCAGCGAAGTACCTGAAGTCTGATATTGCAGTTGAGTGGATTATTAAAAAGATAGATAAAAACATTGGAGAAGGCACAATGAATGTTACATTGAGCCGCTATTACCCGTATTATCCCTATATCACTTATGAGAATGTCCTCAAAGAAAAATATATCGATAATAAGAAAGATACTTAATGAGAGGAGTGAGTAGATGGCATTATCATTTGAAGAATCCAAACGTATGGTCGCTGCAAGCCCCGCAATGACGATGGAGGCTTCCATAGAAGATGCTCGTCCAGTGGTTGATTGTGATGAGGATGTGGCAACCTTCTCTGTGGAAGACCAGAATTTCACCAGAAGTGGCAACTATACGTGGTTTGATACCTTCTCGGACAATGATTTTTCTACGGTTGATACCAATAAAGAAATCACACTGAGTCCGACTCAGGTAAATATCACACAGGAAAACAACAGTCAGGTCATTCCGTTTGAGATGCCGCGTTATTATGATGGTGTTGACCTGATGAGCATGACGATTCAGATCCACTATGTTAACGCTAATAATGCTGAGAACTATACCGCACCCATCAACGTGAGCTATAGTACTGATAAGATTCGGTTTTACTGGATGGTCAGTAACTATGCCACTATCAAAGAGGGTGTGCTAAAGTTTGAAATTATGGCGACTGGTGCAATTACTGTACCGAACAGCGGTGAATCGAAGAATTATCTATGGCGTACAAAGCCGAACGAAAAGCTAAATGTTTTGAAAGCGCTTACCGGCACCGCAATGAATAACCCGACCGATGACGATTGGTATACTCAGTTCTTAGCTACGATGAGCCAGAAGGTTGGTGAGGCACAGACTGCTGCAACTCAGGCTGCACAGAGCGCACAAGAAGCACAGGCTGTTGTAGATGGTCTGGCTGACACACTGGCAAACTATTACACTAAGGAAGAGGTTGACGGTTTTGTTACCCTGCTTCGGGATGATATCGCCAAGGTTGACGGTCTAGCAAAGTTTGATGTGCAGTATGATGCTGAAACACAGACGATCAAGTTCCTGAATGGCGAAAAGATTATTAAAACCATTACCCTAAACACTGATCCGAGTGCTGATTGGGTAACCGCTTTTAATAAAACCGTTGAAGCAAAAATAGACGAAAAGATTGCACCAGTTAAGACCGAACTGACCGAGTATAAGACCAGCAACGATGCTGCCGTAAAGAATCTGCAGGATAGCGTTGGTAACTTGCCTGAGACCTTGCAAAGTGATTATTACAACAAACAGGCAACCAACAAGCTGTTAGAAGCAAAGGCTGAAAAAACCAGCGTTGAGACCGTGGCAAATGATTTGACTGTGGTAAAAAATACTGCTTCCGGTTTGCAGAATAGTATTGACACTATCAATGGCGATATTTCTGAAATTCAGGAGCAGTTGAAAAATGTGAAGCCTGACCCGAATTCTGGGCGTGAGTATGATATTACTTACGAGGATTCAAAGCTGAGCCTGTTGGAAAATGGCACTGTGAAAACACAAGTTGTCATCCAAGGTGGTGGAGGCGGTGGCACTGGCGGCAGTACAAGTGTTATCAAGATCGAGCGTCTGGACGGCTCTGCACTAACTGTGATTGCTGGCGACCAAGCTATTATCAATTTCAAGTTCTCTTCTGTGGACAACTCTGGCGATGACACTGGTTCTGCCACTGGCGTATGGTATGTCGGCAATACAAAAGTTGGAACGCAGACCGTTATCCAAGGCAAGAATAGCTTTGACATAACACAGTATCTGCACAGCGGTGACAATACTGTTAAGTTACAGGTGACCGATAGTGTGGGCAGTGTTGGTACAAAGACTTGGACTGTCAATGTCGTTGAGTTTTATATTGAAAGCTCTTTTGATGATACGCTTGTTTATAGTGGAGAGGTAACATTCCGCTACACTCCGTATGGCAATATTACAAAAACTATCAACTTTACGATTGATGGAAAGATTCTTGGCTCTACCACAAGCAGCGTTACAGGCAGACAGTTGACTTATGCTATTCCTGCACAGACCCACGGCGCACATTTGGTAGAAGTTTCCATGACTGCTGAAATCAATGGAAAACAGGTCACCAGTAATAAGGTTGTCAAAGATATCATGTGGGCAGCTGAAGGCAATACAACTCCTATTATCAGCTGTGCCACAAAGACGGCAAGTGCAAAGCAGTACAGCAACGTTGCAATCAACTATACCGTTTATGATCCATCCAGCTCTACGACCACTGTAACACTGGAGGTTGACGGAGCTAAGACTGCCACCCTGACTGTTGGACGCACCATGCAGACATGGACTTGGAAATCTGCTGATATTGGCACTCATACGTTGAAAATCGTATGCGGCTCAGTGAGCAAGGAGATTAGTGTCGAGATTAAAGAGCTTGGTATTACGATTGAGCCCGTTAAGACAAATCTGGTTTTTGATTTCAACCCTGCTGGCAAGACTAACGCTGACGAAACCCGTTTGTGGTCTGATGGCAATACAAGACTGACCGTAAGCGATAATTTTGACTGGTCTAACGGTGGTTATCAGCTGGACGAAGATGGTGATACCTACTTCTGTGTGAAGGCTGGTACAACTGCAAATATCAGCTACAAACTGTTTGGTGATGACGCAAAGAAGTTGGGTAAGAATTTCAAGCTCGTATTTAAGACTACGAATGTCAAGAACTACGATGCTACGGCGCTGACCTGCTTGAACGGTGGTATCGGTTTGAATATTCAGGCGCAGAAGGTCACATTGACCAGTGAGCAGAACAGTATTTCCCTACCGACTTGTGAAGACGACTTTATGGAATTTGAATTTAATATTCTGCCAGACAGTCAGTACAAAGAAATGGTTCTATGGTTGGACGGTATTCCCTGTCGTGTTGAGCTGTATGACGCAAGCGACAACTTTACACAGGCTTCTCCGGTAGGCATTACGATTGGTTCTCCTGATTGTGACGTGCTAGTTTACCGGATGAAGTCCTACATGATGAACTTGACGGATGACGAGATCCTTGACAACTTTATTGCAGACGCAAAGAACGCAGAGGAAATGATTGAGCGCTACACCCGCAATGATATTACGGACGTGAGCGGCGAGCTGAATCCTGACCTACTGGCTGAGAAGTGCCCAGACTTGCGCATTATCAAGATCTCTGCTCCGACCTTTACGACTGGCAAAAAGAACGAAGTGCCAAACACAACTATTCAACACATTTACAAGAATGGTCGTGCTGTGGAAGATAACTGGACTGCTACTGGCTCCCACAAGGGACAGGGCACCAGCTCTAACGCATACGGTGAATCCGATCGTAATATTGATATCAACTGCTCTGGTGGTTTCACCTTTGGTGATGAGAGCACTGGTAGCAAGTATGCATTTACAGAAAACAGCGTCGGTGAGAAGTATTTTAACATCAAAGTCAATGTTGCTTCTTCTGAGAATGCAAACAATGCTCTGCTGGCAGACGAGTTCAACGAGTTCAATCCGTACATTCGTCAGGCTCGCAAGGACAACCCGAAAGTGCGTGACACCATGGCATTCTACCCTTGTGTCGTTTTTATTCAGGAGACCGACACCACAAATGCAACCGTCTTTAAGGATGGTCAGTGGCATTTCTATGCTTGTGGTGATTTTGGCAATTCCAAAAAGAACAGCGACACGATGGGTATGGATCCGAACAACCACAAGGAAGTTATCATTGAGATTGATAATAACACCGATGCACAGACCCGTTTCCTGAGCGGCGACTTCTCTGAGGAAACTTGGGATGGTGACCACAGCTTTGAGTTCCGTTACATCAATAAGAATTGTACTGATGAAGAGATTCAGGCAGCTAAAAATGCGTGGATTCGCGTACAGAACTGGGTTGTGAATGCAGATGATGCCGAATTCAAGAAGAATTTTGAGAATTATTTTGTTAAGGATTCTGCCCTGTTCCACTATCTGTTTACCGAGCGTCATACCATGGTCGATAACCGTGCAAAGAACGTATTCCCGCACACGACTGACCTTGTGCACTGGGATTTCTGTTTCGACTACGATAACGACACTGCAATGGGCAACGATAACGAGGGTGGTCTAACGCTGAGTTACGGCTACGAAGATATGGACACTATCGGCACAAAGAGCGTGTTTAACGCACATGACTCTAAGCTGTGGTGTAAGATTCGTGACCTATTTGCAGATGATCTCGCAAAGATGTTCCTGAACCGTGAGAGTGCTTTGGCATGGAGTGCTACTCGTATTTTGAAAAAGTTCGAGGATTATCAGAACGTAAAGCCCGAAAAGCTATGGATCATGGATATGCGGCGCAAGTATTTCCGCACTTATGAGGACAATGGAACAACTAGCTATCTGCCTATGATGCATGGCAATAAGCGTCATCAGCGGCGTCAGTTCCAGCGTTATCAAGAGAAATACATGGCATCTAAGTATACGGGTGCCACTTGTACCTCTGACGATATGACTATTCGTGGTTATACTCCGACCAACTGGACAGGTGTGAAACCCGATGGCACTTTCCATATTGTCCCCTATGCAGATACTTATGTCTCTGTGCGGTATGGTTCTAACCCTGTGAAAGTGCGTGGTAAGCGCGGCCAAACTTACGAGATTCAGTGCCCGATTGCAGCCATGAATGATACCGAGGTTTATGTTTACAATGCTTCTATCATCCAGAGTATTGGTGATATTTCTGGTTTCTACCCCGGCTATGTTGATTTCAGCCACGGCGTAAAGTTGACTGACCTGAAGATTGGTTCTGCCGCCGAGGGCTACAAAAATACGAATATGACTGACTTCGCGGTTGGTAACAACACACTGCTTGAGCATTTGAACCTGCAGAACGTGCCGAACCTGAAGAAGTCTATCAGTCTGACTGGCTGTACAAATCTAGAAGAGTTCTATGCTGGCGGCTCTGGTATTACTGGTGTTGCATTTGCTAAGGGTGGCAAGATTCGAAAAGCTGAATTGCCTGCGATCGCAAGTCTAAGCGCTAAGAACCTGAATTATCTGACCGACCTGAAGGTTACAGATTATAAGAATATCACCACACTGACTGTCGAGAAGTGCCCGACAATTGACCTGACTGATATGCTGGCTAAGTGCACGAACCTGAACCGTGTGCGTTTGACTGGCGTTGATTGGCAGTTGGATGATACTTCCCTGCTGGATCGTCTGTTGAAGATGACTGGCTTGGATGAAAACGGATATAATACCGACCATTCTGTTATTGAGGGTAGTGTTCATGTGCCCATCATGCGCGAGCGTCAGCTGGAGGAATTTACAGCACAATGGCCTGATTTGAACATTACTTACAACACGCTTGTTCAGCAGTTTGTCTGGACGTTCGTGAACAAGGATGGCACGGTGTTGGATGTCCAGTACATTGATAAGGGCGATAAAGCTGTTGACCCTGTTACCCGCAAGGAGAATCCAATTCCGACACCTACTGCTGAGAGCACAATTTCTACAGATTTTACTTTCAGTGGCTGGGACACCGAGTTTACGACTGTTTTCAGCAATCAGACTATTACCGCAACTTATACCGAATCTGTGCGCAAGTACACTGTCCGCTATATGAATCGTGGCGCTGTGTTGAAGGAAACTGTTGCTCCGTATGGCTCTATGGTGCTGTATGACGGCGATACTCCGACTTATACATCTGAAGAAACTGCTTTTAAGTATTACCTATTCAGTGGCTGGGATAAGGGCGGTTACGTCACCGGCGATAAGGATATCAATGCTGTTTATGATAGCTGCGAGTATTCTTCTACCTACTTTGATGGTAAGGAGATTGGTCAGCTTCGCCCTGTTGAGATTTATGCGATGAACAAGGTTGGCGTTGAGCAGAATGTTGCCACGCCAAAGGATGAAGTTTCCATCAAGCTTGGCAACGATTTCTCTTATGAGGACATCACTGAAAAGGTTCTTATTAGTAAACCGCAGGTGTTTGATGGCAAGAACTACATTGATACCGACCTCAAGCTGTTTGAAGAGGACAGAGATTTTGTGCTGGCTGTTGACTACAAGATGGATGTCACAAATGCAAATAACACTGTTTTGATGCAGTGCTTTGAGCAGAACGGCATGAATGGTATCCGTCTGTGGAACTCAACTGGCGTCAAGATGACTTGGGGTATTGACTCTGCAAATGGTGTCGCTGCCGGTTCTCGCGATATGACTGTTATCCGGCACATTAAGGGTGATAACGGTCTGTATGTCTATTCCTCTAATATCTATGGCTCTGCACTGAATTACACAAAGATTACTCGTACCCGTTCCACAAAGACGAATGCCACTCTGGTATTTGGATGTGCAAAAGCAGACGATGGTGCTTACGAGCGCCATGCTAAAGGTACGGTTTATTGGTCTAAGCTTTGGTACGCAGACCTTGGTGATGCTGCTTGTCGCGAATTGGCCGCATGGACACACGATGATTTGATCGTTGAGGTGGCAAGCTTTAAGAACTACTACCTGAGCGATAATTCCAACAAGCGTTGTTCCATGACATTCTTGCAGAAAGACACTTTAGGTCAAGATATGGTGCTGAGTTCTGCTGCAAATAATGCTGGCGGTTGGGGTAGTACTTCTCTGCGTGAGTATCTTGACTCTCGTCTAGTTGATGCTTTGCCGATTGGTTGGAAACAGCTTATCAAAAAGGTCAAAGTGCCGAGTTCTGCCGGAAATAAGAGTAAGGAAATTGTAACCTCGGATTGTTATTTCTTCATTCCATCTGCGATTGAAGTAAGCTCTTCGATGATTGACGAGCCTTACGTTTACGAAGGTCAAACAATCAGCTACATGACTGGCAATGAATCCCGCATCAAGCACAATGCAGAAGGTAGGGCAACAAAGTATTGGCTGCGCAGCCCGTTTGCGACCTATGATGGATACTTCTATGCAATTGAGGAGACTGGTGAGCTGTATGGCTTCCATTATCCCTCTGAGCAGTTAGGGGTAACCGTGATGTTCAGCATTTAAGGAGGTGTTGAGAGTGTATTATAAGGTACTTAAAGACGGTCGAGTGATCGATGCTCTTGACCGCCTTCAATTTGTAAAGTATCAGCCCAAGCACGATATCATGGTGAATTGCACCGAAGATGACGCACAGGGTATTATCAGCAGCAACGGCAAGTATATCTGGCACGTTGAAGGCTATTACCTGATTCCATCCCCGGAATATGACACTGTAACGATTGAGCCGATTGACAAATACGAATATGACCAAATCAAGGCCTTGGGAGGTACAACTCCTGAGGCCATTATTGATGCTTATACGTTGACGTTAATTCAAGGAGGTCTACTGTGATGGAGAAGATTTTCACTGAGTTCGTCGAGAGTATGCACAGACTCTATAAGAATGGAATGGTACAGGACAAATTTGTGGAGAACTTGCTTGAGGGCAAGAAGATCTCATTGGATGATTACCTGTACATCGTGAACGGAAAGGAGGTGTGATATGTATACCTTTTTAATTAACGAGGATAACACTATCACAGCGAGTCTGACTGAGCGTATCATGCAGCGAAGCAAGCTGGTGGATAATTTGCACTTTCTTGCCGATCAGACTTACAAGGGCGTAGATATTAGTGACTATACCGTTATGCTGGAGTACGTTTTACCTGTGAGTAAACGCTATAAAACTGAGATTCTACAAAAGTCAAAAGACTTGTACAAGAACCGGTTGGAATATCTTCTGCCCTTTGATACGAGTCTGACTAGTGAGGCTGGCGACATTGAGTTCCAGCTGACCTTTATTCATGTCGAGATGGACTCTGAAGGACAGACGATTCAGCGCGTGCGTAAGGCTGGCCCCGGCGTTGTACATATTATTCCTATCAGCAAGTGGTCTGATTTGATCCCCGATGAAGCACTGAGCACGCTCGACCAGCGTATTATCGCACTGGAGGCTCTGAATAAGGCAATGACTGACCGGTTCAATACCAGTCTGGCTAATAAGGCTGATAACATCACTTACGATGAAGAGCATCGTATTCAGCTTACCTCCGAGGGCAAACCCATTGGTAACGCTATTAAAATCACAACTGAAACTGTGGAAACTGAAGATGGTAGTATGCGTGTTGTCCCATTCTAACCATCGTTTAAAGCGAGGTGAAAAGAATGGCATACAAATACTCGAAGCTTGGTTACGGTAACGCAAAAGACGTAGAAGCCGCGATTGCGCTTGGGTTGATTGATGGCAAAGACCTTATTATCACAAAAGACACATCAGAATTCATATACGTCCGGGACGACTTATCTATTCAAAAGGTAGCGCCTCGGACGCTTTGTTTTGATAGTATTCCGGCGGCAAATGAGGCAATCAACCAGAATGATGCGACTTATGCAGGTCAAACCGTAATGATACGAGGCAAAGACGACAAATATGAACCGTGGGTCGTGCAGCAAAGCGCGGAGTCAGGTCGGTTCTTCGTCGAGCCTTTTCAAACTCAATCTACAAATTTCCAATGGACTGAATTCTAATAAGGAGGAAAAATATGGCACAAGTAAAATTTGCGTATGGTACGAAAGCACGGTACGATGCCCTTGCTCCAAAAGACATGGATACACTGTACTTTACGACCGATACGTTGCAATTGTTTAAGGGTACAACTGAGTACACTAAGAGCACTAAGATGGTGTCTTCCCTGCCCGCAGCGGGTCAGGTGCAGGGCATTATTTATTTCCGCATGACAGACTACACCATGCATATTTGGAATGGTGTGGAGTTTGTGCAGCTGAACAAAACAACCATTACTCAGATTCCTGCAGATGCTACCAACGATGATATTCCGACCACCAAGGCTGTCGCTGACTATGTTAATGCCAAGGTTGCAGCGGTGGAAGGTATTAAAGGTAAGTTTGTTACAGATGTTACTTATAATGCTGGTGTGTTGAGTGTGGCAAAGGGTGACGAACCTGTTACCACTACCATGACTGGTATTGTTCATGAGCCTACTTATGATGCAGAAACTCGCACTATCAAGCTGCCTGTATTTGGCGGCGACACTCTGACGATTGCGTTGGGCAAGGACTTGGTTGTAAAGAGTGGTATCTATAACACCGAGACTCATGAGATCGAGCTGACTATTACCACCGGCGAGGTCATTAAGATTCCTGTTGGCTCCCTGATTGATATTTATATCGGCGTGGCAACTTCTACTGCAACTGTGACTGTTTCTGATGACAATAAAATCAGTGTTGATGTGCGTGTGTCCGCAAAAGCCAATAACTCTATTATAATTGAAGAGGATGGCTTGTATGTGGCTGTGCCTGATGCTTATACCAAGGCTGAGACTGACGCAAAGATCAAGAAAGTGCAAGACCAGCTAGACGGTCATTCAAAGGATGCTGTGGTGCACATTACCGCCGAAGAGCGCAATACTTGGAATACAAAGGTATCTCAGGATGAGCTGACCGCCGCGAAATCAGAAGTAATTTCTGCCGCTGCTGCTGATGCTACTAAAAAGGCGGATGCCGCTCGCGATACTGCTAAAACCTATGCAGATGGTCTGAATACTGCTATGGATAATCGTGTCAAGAGTGTCGAAGGTGCTCTGACTTGGAAGGCTATTGATGATTCCGGCGCAAACGCTGAGACATAATAATCTAACATAAATCCCTGCACTCTGTAATGGAGTGTGGGGTTATTTTTATCGAAAAGGAGTTTCATGATGTCAAAATTATCACTTTTAGAGATTGCACAATCTCAACTCGACAAGACTCCAGTGATCGACGGACAGCTTATTGTCTGCCTTGACACCGGAAACGCCTATCGAGATACTGCTATGGCTCACGTAAAAATCGGAAGCGATTTAGAGGTTGTGAGCGACTTACCATTGGCTCCTCTAGCCGAAAAAATCTATTATCTGAAGCCTGATAAACTATACGCGTACTTAGGCGGCAACTGGACGTTATTAAACGACAACAATTTCTCGCTGGGTGCAAATAAGAGCGCACTTAATGGTAAAGCAAAAATCACGCTGGATGGCGCAAAACAAAGCTCTGTATCCATCAAGGGCACGGGCATCACCACCGTTATGACAGATGAGAATGGCGAGTTGGTTGTGAATACTGGCGATCCATCTATGTACATGGAAGCGCTGACTAATTCAGACATAGATAAAATTCTATCAACATAAGGAGGAAACACATGGCTTGGTTAGATTATGATGGCCTGCTTTACTTCTGGCAAAAGATAAAAGCAAAGCTGAATGACAAGGTTGATAAAGTCGAAGGCAAGGGGCTGTCCTCCAACGATTTTACTGCCGCCGAAAAGAATAAGCTGGCTGGTATCGAGGCTGGCGCAAACAATTATTCTCACCCGACAAGTTCTGGTAATAAGCATATTCCGTCTGGTGGTTCTGCTGGTCAGATTCTAAGATGGAGTGGTGATGGTTCTGCTACTTGGGGACCCGACTATAATACCACCTATTCTGATTTTAAGGCTGCTACTGCTTCGGCTGCGGGTGGTTCTGGTCTGGTTCCCGCTCCGGCAGCTGGCAAGCAGGGTCAATATCTGCGTGGCGATGGTATTTGGGCTACTCCAACCAATACAACATACAATGACGCAACACAGAGCGTCCACGGCTTAATGAGTACCTCTGACAAGAAGAAACTGGATGGATTTGGTGCTGCAAGCACTTATGCCCTGAAGAGCGATATCACGGCAATGTATCGTTACAAGGGTTCCGTTGCTTCTACGGACAAGCTACCAACGAGCGGTCAGACCATTGGTGATGTGTATGACGTTGGCAACGGTATGAACTATGCATGGAATGGCTCTAACTGGGACGCACTTGGCGAAATTTTTACTATTACAAAGATTACAAATACTGAAATCGACACTGTTTTGGCAAGCTGATTTCAGTTCTTACTGAGACAGGAGGTCGATTATGGGATATTTAGATTATGCTGGCTTACAGTATCTGTGGGGTAAGCTGAAAGAAAAGTTCGCTTCGAAAAGTCACAGCCACGATGATAGATACTATACCGAGGCCGAAATGGATGGCAAGCTAAACAGCAAGGTGAACAATAACGAAGCTGGAGCGAATGGTTTGTTTTCTAAGCTGACTACATCTTGGACTGCTACTCCTATCGACAATACTTATTTTATTCGACAGGATACTGGCGGCGGAAATGAGTTTGGGCGTGTGAAGTTTTCTACCTTGTGGAATTATATCAAGGGTAAGACGGACGGCGTATATCAACCAAAGGGCAGTTATGCTGCGAGCGGACATACTCACGACGATCGCTATTATACCGAGACGGAGATAAATGCTAAACTTGATGGTAAATCAAATACTGGGCATACCCACGATGATCGTTATTACACGGAAAGTGAGATCGACTCGAAATTAAGCGGAAAAGCAAATTCAAATCATTCTCATTATAGTATCACAACGGTAGCAGACAACCGAAATACTAACACAACGCCGAATGATTATAGAAATACGTTCATTTTCCAAGGATTAAAAGATAATAGCAAAATCAACTCTCCGTCTTCTGATACATATTCGTACCTATTAGGTCTTCGTGGATGGAATGATTCGTCTGGTGGTAATTCACACGAATTAGCATTCAACAACACCGGCGTTTATTGGAGAAATGGCTCAACGGAATGGAATGGATGGAATCGACTTTATACTGAAAACTACCACCCAAATGCCGACCATGCAAGCTCAGCTGATTATGCAACGAATGCAGGAAGTGCAAATGGAGTGGCACCCGAATGGAGCGGTTCTGTTGATTTAAACAGTAGTTCATGGCTCGCAGCTTGGTCGTCCGATGGCAAGAAGATAAAGGCGATGTCAACAGGAACTTTTGCAAAAGCTTCACATACTCATACAAAAGCACAAGTAGGTCTTAGCAATGTGGATAACACGGCCGACGCAAACAAATCGGTCAAGTACGCCACAAGTTCCGGTACTGCTGATAGCGCGACAACCTCCAACGGTGTAAAAGACTACAACGACGCTAATAGAACTATCAAGATTGGTTTCGCTGGCGCTGGGCTGACTACAGAAAATTTAAATTATATTGCAGGCTATGCAGACAATGGCACAAAAATCAAAGATGTGTCTAAGGATGTTCTGAAGAGTTGGATTGGGTTGGGAAATTATCTACCTCTTGTCGGTGGCACGATGAGTGGTCAAATTACAAAATCCACTGGCGGGTCTTGGATTGGTGATAGGGAACGCGCTGCAATAAAAAGTAGCTATGCGGGTGATAGTTCTTATGGTGCCGTTGCTGCTATGGCGACAAAGAACGGTTGCTGGACTATGGGCAACCTTGGCGGCAATGAGAGTCTGATCTTCAATTATTCAACTGACGCGAACTATAATGCTGGAAAAAACGAGACTTCTCAAGTATATCTCCCCGCCCAAGCCGGTACTATCATTACAAGTGCTACTATCGGCGGTCAGTCTGTTAATTATGCCAATAGTGCGGGCAACGCCACGAACGCTACAAATGCCACGAACGCAACGAATGCAGCAAACGCTACAACAGCTACAAAACTTTCCTCTAATGCTGGTTCTAATAATCAACCCGTCTACTTCTCTGGTGGTAAGCCCGTTGCAATTGGATACACAATCGCTAAGAGTGTCCCAGCGGATGCTAAGTTTACTGATACAAACACATGGCGCGGAATCCAGAATAATTTGACAAGTGATAGTACAGATCAGAGCCTTAGTGCTGCACAGGGTAAAGCTTTGAAAACATTAGTTGATGGTAAAGCTCCTATTTCACATACGCACAAAAAGTCCCAAATAACGGACTTTCCAAGTTCTATGCCTGCAAGTGATGTATATGCATGGGCCAAAGCAGCTACAAAACCAAGCTACACCAAGGCTGAGGTTGGGCTTGGTAACGTAGATAATACTGCGGACAAAAATAAAAGTGTGAATTATGCTACGAGTGCGGGATTGGCTACAAATGCCCAGTGTTTGAATAATGATGATAAATATATGAAGTTCCACTGGTCTGGTCAGAAAGGTCAACCCACATGGCTATGGGGCGGCAATGACTCTGGTGATATGTATGTATATAATCCGAGCAATTTTAATGTGAATTATGCTAATAGTGCTGGTTCAGCGACAATTGCGTGGAATGGAGTGGAAACTTCTGGTAGTAATTATATCCGTTTTAAATGCGGGGTCCAGATATGTTGGAAAGCTAATGTTGCTATAGATGCTTACGGTAGCACCTATACTTTTCAGGCAGCATTTTCTGCTATACCTGCTATTACTGCTATTGGCTGTCAAGACCTTGATGACGTTTTTTTTATAAGAAATATAACCAAAACCAATTTTATTGGCGATAAAAAAGGATATCTGAACGGTAATGTAAGCTGGATTGCTGTTGGTGTTTGGAAGTAATAAAGAAGGAGATGATAAATTCATGGATGAAGTCAAAATTGGCTATCAAATCGCAAAACCCGTTATCACTCAAGAAGAATGTGACGCTTATTCAGCTATGGTCGATGCTTTGAACGAACACAACAACTCTGCACAACCGGGCGAGGAACTATATGGCATTGAAGACAAAGAGGACTGCTACGAGATTGTATCCGCCGGGCTGGTTCCTTCTGAGGAAGAATCTATTGCCACAGTTAAGAATTACAAAATCACCGAATCAAAGACTGCTCTCTCCGCATATCTAGCCTCGCATCCGCTTCAATGGTCCGATGGAAAGTACTACAGTGTTACCAGTGAAAAACAGGCATTGTTGACTTCGAATTTGGCGCTGTATCAAATTTCTGCATCCGCCGGGCAACCGTTCAAGCTGACATGGAACTCAACCGGCGACGAATGTGTAGAATGGACTTATGAAGAACTGGCTGCACTTGCATTTGCAATCGGTACATATGTAAAACCCTTTGTATCGCGTCAGCAGGAATTAGAAATTGCTATCAAGGCTTGTACTACAATGGAAGAGCTGAACGCAATTGAAATCAACTACGACCCTGTTCTGAAGCAATATCTTGAGACCGCCGGGCAGAAGGAGGCCGCTGAATGAGCAAAATCGTAAAGAAGTATAAAGAATTATTGAAATGTGCGCTTCTCTTTTTGATAGGAGGAGCGCTTTATTATTGCATCGAGATTTTATGGCGTGGTCACTCACACTGGACTATGGCTGTAGTGGGCGGCATCTGCTTTGTGGTCATTGGCGGGTTGAACAATTATATTCCGTGGGAAATGCCCATGTGGGAACAGGGTCTTGTCGGTGCGTTATTTGTGACTGGTATGGAGCTTGTTGTCGGCATTCCATTGAATCTGATGATGGGATTACATATCTGGGACTACTCTTCCCTGCCATTCAATCTGCTTGGTCAAATCTGTCTACCATTTACTGTGTTATGGTTTTTCCTTGCCTTGTTGTGCATTTATGTAGATGACTGGATGCGCTATATCATGTTTCACGAGGACAAGCCGCACTATCACTGGTGTAGGGTATGTAAGCCGAAGCAGTAAACAAACTAAAAGTATATGTAAAAACAGAAAGAGCCCCGGGCTGTTACACCCAGAACTCTCTCGCCACACACCTATACAAAGATAGGACGTCACAAATTCGCTCGATGAATTTTTGACATACCTATTTTATCATAGTGTGAAATTTTTGTCAATACAGAATCGAGGTGATGAAATGATTGGTTTGTTAACTGCCGCACCAACTCATGCTCCGGGTGTTATCAGCTTTACAATAGAACAGCTTTGGCAAATGATTCTAAGTATTGCTGGTGGTATTACGGCTATTTCAGCTGCTGTTGTCGTTATTGTAAATGCAATCAAGAAGGCAAAAGAGCCCGACACGAAACAGAACCTGAAGTTGATTGAACACGACAAACATTTGGAAGATATCGACCGCAAGCTCAAGAATGATAAAGAGACTTTGGATTTATATCGCTCCAAGCTTTTGTCAATTGAAGAGCACCAGAAGGAACAGGACATCGTAGTTGAAGACCATGGACGAAAAATCGCTGGCGTGGAACAGCGTGTAAATAAGAGTGAACATGGTATCAATGTGATGATGAAAGCTCTGTTGGCTCTGCTTAGTCACGGCATTGATGGTAATGCTATCGACCCTATGAAGGAAGCCAAGGCTGCTCTTGAAAGCTACCTGATCGACGGACAAAATTTAAAAGACATTTAATACATAGCTCGGTATGTGTGTGCCGGGCTTTATTTTTTATTCAAAAAACAGGAGGTATTACTATGGCAAGTATTGTTAATGAGATCGTCTCTGTTATTGTGAAGCTGGTTATCACTGTTGCTGGCACCGCATTTATGACCTATGGCATCCCCTACCTGAAGCGGATCGGTATGTATAAGATTGTCCAGATGGCTGTGCGTGCCGCCGAGAAGTTGGGTGTTACCGGCGCAATCAAGAAAGCTGACAAGAAGAAGTATGTTATTGCTGCATTGGAGAAGATGAATATCAAGATTACTCCCACTATCGAGATGATGATTGAGGCCGCAGTCAAGGAGATGGATATCCAGAACGAGAAGATCAATGCAGAACTCAAGAAGGATTGAAGGTGTGGCTCTATGAGCATTATTACATATTCTATGAAGAAGGACTGGAATAAGAAGCTATCCAAGAATTTCTGCGCTTATGAGTTTGCTTGCAATGACCGGAGCGACGAGTTCAAGGTGGCAACTGAGCTGGTAGAGACTCTGCAGCAGATTCGTGACCACTTTGGAAAGCCGGTTCTAATCAACTCTGCCTACCGTACTCCTGCATATAACATTTCAATCGGTGGCAGTTCTCGTAGTCAGCATTGTCTTGGCACGGCAGCGGATATTCACATCGCTGGTGTTGACCCGATTCGTATTGCGCTGTACGTAGCCTCCCTCCCCTACTTCCAGAAGCATGGCGGTATTGGCTATTATAGTCGAGCACAAGCAACTGGCGGCTTTGTTCATGTTGATGTGCGTGAGACTTATAGCCGTTGGGTCAGTAAAAGTGGCACTGCATATCAGGTCGTGAGTAAAATCATGCCTACGATTCGTCAGGGCTCTAAGGACTGCACTGGTGGCGTATCTTATGCTGTGACCGTATTGCAGCGGCATTTAGACTTAAAGGTAGATGGCATCTTTGGCGCTGGTACAAAAGCTAAACTGGTAGAATGGCAGAAAGCACATGGATTGGCGGCCGACGGCATCTGCGGGATGGCAACATGGAGTTCGTTTTGA